GGTGTAGTTACTGCAACAAGTCCTGCTAGGGTTGAGTCAGCCATGGTTTAGTCCTGTACCTTTCGAACATCCGTGTTCGTGTCGTCAATCAAATAGTGGTCACCGGTATCGCTGACCAGCAAGTTGTCTACGCCGCCGCCAATCACATCGCGGGTGAGCTCCCGGAGGGGCTCCCGTATCAGGTCGCGAAGCAATGGGCGAAGCAGCGCCACTCCCATGCTGTTAGACCCGCGGTGACTTGCCGATCATAGCGTAAACGCTAGCGATCGGTGTCGACGCTCCGCCAGACGTGGTTATGCGAATGTACGGCATAAGCGCAACTGGCTGAATGTAGTTGGCGGTCGCAGCTGCGACGAGTTCGACGTAGCTGGCGTCAGCGTGTAGCTTGCCGAGGATCTGTACGGTGAACGTACCTGAGATCTCGACTTGCAGGAACGCTTCCGCGTGGACGTCATACGACGTGGCCGGCAGCTCATAGTCAGTGTTCGTGTCAGCGACAACTGCGTCTGCTAAAGTGAGTACTTGCATTACTTTTTACACTCCCTGTCTTCGGGTTCAATGCGACAGAGATCGTCTATCGCGTCTTCGATGTCTTCACTGAGGAGCACTTTGCCCTCATTGGTCTCTGCTTCCTTCTCGTCCTTGCGCAGATCACGGAGGTCTGATTTGATCATCCTGGCCTCGAGGCGCTCGACGTCAGACGCCCATGCGATGTTCGTAAACAACCAAAGGCTTGCAGTAGCCGTAACGGATACAACACTCCAGAGGGAAATTAGGTTCCAATTGATTCTCATCTGCCTATTCTACCCTGCGCCCCTAGGGGCTGCTATTCATATACTTCGACTGTGTCGTCCAAGTATACCACTTCGAATCCACCACCAGAGCCGCCATCCATCTCGAGTGCAGTGCTCATGGCCTTCTTGATTCCACAGCCGGCCATCAAAACTGACCAAGCTATGAGACCGCCAGAGCCGATGCCGTACCAGCGAACATGTATTGGGTATGGGCGCATGAAGCGGTCGACCAGCTCTATCCCGTTGTGCTCAGAGAGCATGAGCACTGAGAAATCGTGCTCGTCCTCGAGGTTTTCCATTGGGTCTAATGGCTCGTCCCAATCACCGTCGGTGAACCAGTCTAGGAAGCGGTATCCCGGGCCTTCGTGACCCGAGATACCTATCAAGTATTTGTCACCTCCTATGTCAACCCGTTCAATTTTTGTCGGGCAAGTCATAATGACCTCCCCATCGTTCGAGGTAACACGGCGGTCGGCTGCCATGTATCCCATTTCCTGGTCAACGACAATCGTCGTCATTTCTTTTGCTTCTTTCGCTTTTTCCTGTTCGCCTTGATAGTACCCTGAATGAGGTTTCGAGCGCCAGCTGCGGAGAGCTTAAGCGCGTCTTTATTGCTACGCGCAAACGGGCGCAGACTTTTCGGGAGATTGCTCTGCGCAATCTGGTTGAGTCCTATGTGTATCTGACTATTCTTGGCCATCAGTCTGTCTCCTGCCATTCTCTGATTCGTACCTTGTCCGTATTGCACGATGACAGAGATGCGATTGCCTCTCCGGCAACTCTCTCGAGATCCCCCGTGGTGACGAGTGAACCCAAGTCAGGCTCCCGGCAAGGCTCAAGTAGCTCGGCCGGGACGGTGACTTTTTCAATTACCGTCTTCGTTACCGGAACCCGGATTATCTCCGGACTGCTTTTGCAAGCGCTCAGCAACACCACTAGGCAGAGGAGTATCACTCCATTCTTTGTATTCATTATCCGTCCTTGCTTGTTCGGCCATCGCTCTTTCCAGATCGCCAACCTGTGTCTCTAGGGCGCTGTGTCGCTCCCTCGCTTCTGCATTCACAACTGCATCTCTGGCTATCCTCGCACGCAGCGTCGTCGCAAGTGCCTTCTCCGCAGCAAGCGCCTCCACCAGTATCTGATGGGTCTCCTCGTTCACCAGTTGAATGCATTCCTCTGCCCCCTCATCCCTCAGATCCTCTTTGAAATTATGCCAGTACAGGGCTCCACCACCGAGTAACACAGCGACTAAGCCCACAGTTACGTAGCGACCAAGTACCGTCTTGAGTGCCCATGTAATTATGAAGTTCATTTTATTCCAAGCCCCTCTTTCGCTTGTGTGAGTTTCCTCTGCAGCAGTCCTTCGTTCGAAGTAATCCCGGGGATAACTTGGTCTGCTACCACATCACTGAATTTGCGCTCGAGCAGGCCCTCGCTGTTACGGTCAAATCGTTTGTCGTTCGTGCTGCGTGTAATGGCTGCGCGCCCTACTCTGTTCACGACATGGGCTGCAACGTCCTTGAGCGCCGCGTTCTGCGCTGCTTGCTCTGCAGCTGCTTTCTTGGCCGCTTGCTCAGCGATCGTCTTGAACGCATCGAACTCTTTGTTTGTTACTGAGCTCGCCTTCGACGTGCCCACTGCTACTCTGGCAATGTTGCTCGCCAGTTTTGCAGGAGTCATTCCTCTCGTTAAGCGCAGGAAAGGCGCGTTCATAAACTGCGTCTTCAATATGGTGTCGCGCTGCTCCGGCGGTAAGTCTTGAAGATCTTCGAGACTCAGGCCCCTGAAAGATTCTAGTATGTCAGCCTTGGTCAGACCCCTTTCACTCGCGCGCTCGCTGCGTGTGCTCTCGTCTTTCTCGCGAACCATGCGATCCATCGCGCCTATCAGGCCTACGTTAGGCATTAGCCTTTGTCCACGTATGCTTGGGTAGCCATGTAGGCACCACCAAGTGTGATCGTCACAGTTACCCAGTGCTCAGCTTCGATCAAACCAAGAGCGAGCAAGACGCTGGACACGATGAAGAAACCCACTGCGAGCGTGAACTTGCGGCTGTTGAGTTTCTCCTTGGAGAGCATTACGCGTCCGAATTTCGTAGGGCTATCAGCGCTTGGAGGCGACCAGACAGAGTCCGCGCTTGCGCCAGATTTTTGTTCTTGCCCGCCGTGGCCAGCTGCTTCCTGACCTTCTCTATGCTTATGTTGATAGATTTGTCGTCTCTTTCGCCTAAGCCGGCTTTCTCAACAGGCTTCTTCACGACCTTCTTCTTTTTCTTTCTCCTTCTGCGCTCGGCCGCTGCAGCATCATCCGCTGCGTCTTGAGCCGCGACTGCAGCAACGCCGGACTGAATGTTCGTAGCGGTGCTGGTTATGATGTTGCCGTCTTCGTCTTTCTCAGCCATTTTACTATCCGTGATCGATGTAAGTGATATAGACCCGCTCACCAGCTCCGATCCGGCCGGCAATGATTGGGTAAACGCGTTCGTATGCCTTGCGGGATGCTCCGATCGAGCCTTCCTGACCGATGTTCTGGGAGGCTGTGTCTCCGAGGAGTAAGCAGCCTTCCGTGTCGTCGTCAGTGTTGCCGACGTGGATCAGGATGTACTCGAACCCGGGCACATTCCGTACCCAAAGCATACCATGGTGCATGTCAGGATAGCGAGCAGCATATGCCGCGTGCTTGCCACCCACAGTACGCAGCGTGACCTCGTAGCACCCTTCCGGGATACGGGTCTCGCCGCTGACTTTGTTGGTTTGGTACTGGTCCTCTAGCGTGTAGCAGAGGAAGGCAGGAACTTCGGGTACAGAGACAATGGAGAGGAGACCAAGAGTGGTCTCCTTCCCAGAACTGTAGCGTAGGACCTCAAGGTCCATGGACCCTATTCGAAGTAGAGTACGGTGACGCCTACAGCCGCTTGTCCAGCGAGGCTAGTTCCAGTTGCGTCAACGCAAGTGACTGTCACCTGATCGCCGGGCTGGATGATTTCTGTGTCGCCGATATTCAACGTACCGTCGGCCACGCAGAACACTTGGGCCACCGCGGATGCAGCTGCGCCATCGGTATAAGCAAACTCGTCAGCATCTGAGCCGTCGCCGATATCAACACGAGCAGCACTCGTACCACCACCGAAAGCTTCAGCGTTGTCATACAAGTCGACCTGAATTGGCTTGCCGCGTTTGGTCGCAGGCGTTGCGAATACGAAACCTTCCGTATCGCCCGTATTACCGAAGTCAACAACTGTCAGAGACTGGTAGTTGACCACATACGGCAACTGATCCAGGTGCCTGAGAGCTCGCTGCGGAATCTTGCCGCCGAGGGTTGAGATTAATTCTCCACTCATTTTTCTGTCCTTGGTAAATGCCCCAAAATGGGGAGTCAGTTGATTATCCCGCATTGAACGCGGGGCTGCAATTACTTATCGAAGAAGGCTAGGATGCTGGCACCAAAGAGCTTGAAGAAGCTCACGACAGCAGTAACCATGAGCAGTATACCGCCAATAAAACCTCGATAGCGCGAAAGCTCAAGCTCGATCCGGTCCAGTTTTCGGACCACTCCGTCGAGAGTAGCTTCCTCTGTCTCAACGTGGTCATCAAGCTTCTGCTCCATCCGGGCGAGTCTTTCTCTGCAGCTTTGGGTTTCAAGATCGTCCTTTTTATCGGGCACGAAGATTGTCCTTGTTTTGTGGTAACGTAATTGCGTAATTGTCTCGAGATGCTCATTGGGCTGCAACTGAATTATTAGGCGCAATGGTTATCGTTCTATTCTCGATGTCATCAGCCACGGAAAACTTTATCTTCTCCCGGAACTTGAGATCATCAGGGTCTTCCTTGAGATCTCTACGCACTAGCGGATGGGTCGGTCGCACGCGCATGAACCCTCCACCATCTTTCAGCGGGCTAGTCATGCCCTCGTACATCTTTTGGAACTTCTTGTCGCCGTAGGTAACGCTCGTCGCGATACCGTCACCCATGATCAGGTACGGGATCTTCTCCCCACTGGCCATGTCCTCTCTGATCTTAGCTGCTTTGCGGCGCTTGCGTGCAGTCGGGCTGATCCCTTTACGTACGAGATCGCGTCCACCTTGTAGCTGGCCAACGACAGGGAGCGTCTTCGGAAGAGTCTGTGTCATTGGCTTGCTGTAGAATTCTGCGAGCTGCGAGAACGTCGGGCCACTGGCACCGGCGAATGCATTACGTCCCTTGGACTCTGCATCTTCGAAGTCCCAAGCAAGCTGCGTTACTCCGTTGAGACCCGCGCGCGTCCACAGCTCAGTGACATATTCCATCCCATCCATACGGTCAGTCGGCGGCTGACGGTTGGAGCCGAAGTACTTGACGAGCTCACGGAGTTCCAGCCCGATCGCAGTCAGCGCCATCATCATAACGACCGGGACAACGAGGGCCTGTGCCGTCTCGTTTACGCCGTTCGCCTCGTTGTAGTTGAACGCTATGCGTCGCAGCACTGTGTTCTGGATGCTGTAGGTGAACGTCTTGAGGTGATAGACGAGTTGCATCGCTGGGTGTGACGACAGGATCGGGCGCTGTGACGCGTCCGGACGCATGATTGATTCGCTCACCCACTGGTTAAGCGCTTCCGCTACCTTGGAGTGAGCCGGGTTCTTTTCGTCGTAACCGATGGATCCGTAAACGGGGCGTCCGCTCTCGTTCCATTCAGTGACCATTGCTTCGGTAATACCAAGCTCGGCCAACATCGCCTGTGCTTCGAACATGCCCTTCTCGGTCGTACGCCCTGGTACCGCCATCTCTGCTTGATGGAGTATGACGTCAATGCCTACTGCCAAGGAGAGCTTACGTGTGAAGTCGGTGTACCAGTTCAACCCGGTGTATTTGAAGTAGGCGTCGTTCGCCTTCCTCATCGCCGGCGACATGAAGTTGTTGTCTGTGAACTCAGTCATGATGTGATCGTTCATCACTGAGGAGATTTCTCCGAGTGCGCGCGCCATATCAGCCAGCCCAGACTCAGTCTTGCCGGCTTCGCGGATGTGGTTCTTCATCGCTTTGAACGCTATGCCCATTGCGCCGTTCTTCACCCCGGCTCTGACGATGATACCTCCAGCGTCAGGCAACGAAGCGAAAACTGTGTAAAGCAGGACGCGCATGTTCTGGTAGGCGATCATGTTCGCCATCACTTTGCGAGCCCCGGGGCTTGCCAGATCGTGACCCTTACCGTAGGTGCCGAGGTTGACCTCTACGTAGGCTTCCATCTGTTTCAGCTGCTCGTCAGTCGCGCCTTCCTTCTTGGCTTGGGCGAGCATCGCGTTCCACTTCTTCTTCGGATCCCAGAGACCCTTCTTGATCAGTTGCTCCTGCGTGAAGTTGACATCAGCCGGCGCATCCTCACCGAGAACGCGGTTGAACTCAACGCGATCCACGAGTGCTCCGACGTAGTCGCTCACGATTCCATCGATGTTGTCATCAAGGAACTCGTCGAAGAACGGATCATTCTGCGTACGGGAATTCATGGCGTCAAACGCTGGCGTACGAACACCGTCAACCGTAGCACGCCCATCCTTCGCAGATGGATCTGTGATCGCGTCGTAATGAATACGTGCTTGTTTGAGTGTCATCCCCTTCTGGCCATTGCCAGGGTCCATCAAGTGATCAAGGATACGTTGCTTGTTGTCGACCCACAGCTGGCGCGAGTACTTTTTCGGGAAGTAATTCACGATGTGTCGCACTGGCAGACCGTTATCGACTGCGTACTCATGCATCTCGTCGAACAGATCGCGTACCGCTTGCTCATGCTTCGTGAACGTGGCGTCTTTGTTAGCCACGCCTTCCTTACTACGCAGCGACTTGACCAGCTTTTGCTTAATCTGCTGCGTGCGCTTCTGTATATAAGCCTGTTCCTCTTTCGTCGTGTTGAAGACCTTAGTGCCCGTCTTGATCTCGTTAGCGACCTGCTTGTCAATCGCTAAGAGTATCTTCTTGTAAGTCACTTCGAGGAACTGACCCTTGAACCGTCGTGAGCGCTGGTGGAAGTTGGACGCTGCTTTCTTGACTCCCATCTCGCCGCGGCCGAAGATAGCGACCAGCTCATTTGCGATCGGTACTGTCTCACCGATACGGCGCATCACACTCGTCGCTGGTGAGGCTACGAGATCGTATGCTTTCTGCAGCCATATCTGAGTGGTCTTCGCACGCTTAGCGATCGCCGGGTACTTGTCCGCAAACTGTTTCATCAGCTTGTTGTATCGCTGGACCGCCAGTCGTGGCGTCGGTGGCACCTCCATGTTATCCACGGATATATCCGGCCAGAATGTATAGCCGGTCATGCCTTCGTTAGTGAACCATTTCTGCAGCAGCTCATCAACCAACGGGTTAGCGTTAGGCGATGCTGCATTCGCTGCGCGTGCGTGTAGTGCATCTGTGAACTCAGCGAATGTCTCATTGAGTTTGAAGCGCTTGTTGCCCGCAACGAAGTCGTACAAGCGGCGTATCTTGGATCCGACGTCGTGGAAGAAAGCTTCAACTTGGTTGCGTGGGCCTTTACGTGACACGGTCCATGCGGCAAGTTGGTCAGCCATCCACTCGTTGAACTCTGGATCCTTCAAGATGGCTTCGTCTTCTGCTACTTCTCTCCTCGCGAATTCGTTCTCAGCGATATTGACTTCAGCCATGTTGATGTCGTCGTTGAGCGCACGCGATTGGTTGGTTTGACCAAGCTTAGATTGCTTCTCCTTCATCTTCGCCAGACGCTTCTTAGCATCCGCCAGCTGCTTATCGGTCATCTTCTTGAACGTAAACTTCGGCTTAGTGGTCGGGAATTTCTTGAGCGGCCGCTTGCCTTGAGACTTCCGGAAGGCGTTGTACATGCGAAGCTTGGCGTTGCTGGTCAGCTGAGTCCACACAGTGCGGTACAACTGATGTCCAAGCTCATGGGCCAGCGCTGTGGTCGTGAGAGATGGATCTCCCAGAATCTTATCCGACAGATAGATGTACGAGACATCATTGAGTCGGATGTTCCGCGCGTCGACGTTCTTGTCGTCGAGCGTCTCTTGGAAAATAGGATCGTTCACCAAGCCGGTCTCGATCAGGTTAGCAAGACCGGTGTCGTCAATAACCACAACAGGGTTGCCCATGCCGAGTGTTTTTTGTACGAAGCCGACGATGCTCTTGACGGCCTTCGCAGTCGACCCATCAGGATCAATCCGATCGCTGATCATTACCGACAAAATTCCCTTACGGCCCATGATCTTACGCGTCAGTTTCAATCCCTCAGAATGCTTGGCCTCGCGCTCGTCGCGGTGTATCTTCGCGGCGTCTTTCTTTTCTTTGTCGGTCTTGTACTTCCGACTCTGAGACTCCAATCGCTGCTCTTCCTCAGTCTCAACACCAGGTTCGCTCTTCTTCGGGTCAATCCTGTCCGGGTCAGTCTCTTCGACCACTTTTACGTTTTGCGTTCTGCGTTGGTCACCACTAGGGAAGCTGGCTTCTTCTCCTGCGAAGTCTCGCTGGCCGCCCTCGAAGCCCGGTGTCTGCTCGAGCCGTGTGGTCGTGTCTTCGGCAGGAAGTACTGTCGGCTGCGACACTGGTCCAACCCCACCGGACCTGTCAGGCACTTGAGTGGTAACAACTTCCGTGTCCCCTCTGCCTGGACCGAACGTATCCGGGTCCCTGTTGCCCTGCTCATTAGCTAGTGCGCGCTGGCGTCGATCGTCTCTCAACTTGTTGAACAGGATCAGCGCCTCGTTCGGCTTAGTCCGCTGCAGGTAATAGAACGCTTGCTTGTCGTCTATACCAACGATGAACTTCCCGTCCTTCGTCTTCCGTATACCGATGATGTTCCAAATGGCTTTGTTGTCATTGCCAAGAAGTGCCTGCACTTCCTTGACGAGCATCGCACGCGCACGTTTGGCTTGTGCGTAACTGCCGTACTCGGGCTCTGGTGCTACAAGGTCAAGTCGGATCTGCGGGTCTCGATGCTCCTTGAGCTTATCGAACTTCTCGATCATGGCCTTGGATTCTTCGTTGGTCATCTTGCCGCGCAGGACCATCTCCGCGGCCATAGTGAGCAACCCTTCTCGAGTCGTCTTCGCCCCGGCGTCCTTGCCGGCGTGCGCCAGCGTGATCATGTCGATCTTACCGTCAGCTGTCTTGCGAGCCTTGTTGGCTACGGTGTTCTTCGTGCGCCGGGCGGAAGCTCTCGCTCGTTTCAGCGCCCTGTTAAACTGGACGTCATTGCCGAGGACCTTCATGTCGCCCTCAATGACGAACGTACCGTCAGCCTGCTCATTGATGATGAACGGGTCTTCGGCGGTCTCGAAGAACAGGTCGCCCTGCTCGTTAGTCTCTGGTTGCGCTGCCGGGAACTCCGGACGAACAGTCTGCTCCAGTGCTTGCTCAGCCTGCTCCCGGGTGTCGTAACCGACCACGGTCTCGGTACCGTCGGGCTGCAGCTCCGGTTCTTTCTGGAACTTGCCGAGTGTAAACGAAGGCGCCGGCTCAAACGTGTTGTCAACGTCTAGCGTCTCAGGATCTTGTTGTCGTGCAGACCCTGCATCGTCTTGGTCGGTACCTGTCTCTGCAGTGAGCTCATCTAGGATACCGCTGAGATCCATGTTGTCGACTTCAGCTTCCGTATTGCTGTCGCGTTGCTTCGCTCGGTCCTTGATCGCGTCAACGACAGGCTGCACCTGTTTCCTAATGGTCTCGACGCCTTGGTCGATGAACGCTTGGCGTGCCACAGGGTCAGAGATGTTCTGCGCTGCTGCATACAGGCTGGCTGAGCGCTCGTTGACGAAGCTCTTCAGCCTGGCGAACTCTTGCTTGTGCGTATCGACGAACTTGTTGTGCGCGTCGACGATGATCTTTGACAACTTAGTAGCTGCCGAATTCATACCGCCACCCATGTCAGAGTCAAGCACGTCGAGCACCTTCTGTGCTCCGTCACGCAGCTTGTTAACAACTGGGTCGACGACTGGGGCGACCGTATTAATCACTCGGTCACGAAGTTCTTCGTACACAGTATTGTCAGCTGGCTCGAATCCCTCTGGGTATTTGTCTTCCTTGGTCTCCGCAGTCCCGTCTTCCTTAGAGCTAAGTGACCAAGTAGGCATGGTCAGCTTCTTGGCTTTCGCCCTAGCAAGCCGTGCCCTGATGGAAGGTAGCCCCTTCTGCCCTAATACCTGAGCAGCGCCACCTGTAATTGTACCAACCATCGCGCCGACTGCGTATGCCTCGATCATCCGTCCCTTGTTCTCAGCAGAGAACATGTCGAATGTCGGGTCGTGATAGGCCATCGCAGCCAGCTGGATCGCTTCCTGTGCGAGCTCAGTGCCACCTTCTATCAGGTGCTGTGAGCCGGAGGCGATGAGGAAGTCTTTGATGAAAGCCTTGGCGACGATCTTGTCGACCCCGGGGAACAGCTTGTCAATCAAGCGCAAGGCAGGGATCGCTTCGAGCGCACCACCTACCACACCGACCATGAGCGAGGTCATGCCTGAGTCAAACCCGGCTTCTGTCAGCTCAAGGTCGGCCGCGCCAGTCATGGGACCGGCAGCTGCAGCACTACCGCCGAGCGCTCCACCTTTAAGGAATGCCGCTCGAGTTATTTCCTTCGCTGTCTTGCCCTTGATAACTGCGTTCGCGAGCATCTTCTCGCCTGACGACGTAGCCAAGAGCCGCTTAGCGGACATCGCAGACGCCTCTGCAGAGAAGCCCTTCGCGGTCAAGCGCTTCGTGATCTGTTGCGTGATTGTCTTGCGAATTGCAGTTTCCGCCACTTTCCTACCGAGGACGCCGCCTATTCCACTACCAGTCGCGGCGAGAGCGAGCGAGGGTATAGCCCCTCCGAACCTGTTAGCTAACCACCTGAAAAACCCACCAGCATCTTCGACTTCGGCGAGATCGGTCGCTCGAGAGGCGCTGTTAGCCGCGGTTGATTCATCCAAGTTACGGACAGCGCCTTGCATGCCCCATTCCTCGAGGTCGGTAGAGCCGAACTCACGGCCTGTGAGGGCCGCTAAGCCGTACGCGGACATCTGCAGCGAGTCGATGTTGGACGAGAAGCCCATGGACAGCTCGTCAGCGAAGCCGCGCTCTTTGGGCGCTACGATGGGACCACTGCCGCCAGCGGCGAACCCGGCTGTGCCCGCTGCGGCTGGAGGCTCCAAGTATTTACGGAGGCTGGGAGCGCCCGGAGGCTGCGCTGACACAGCACCACTCCCGGCTGCATGGCCGACTGTGTTCGGAGGAACCAAGTATTTAGCCAAACTCGGTGCTGGCATGACTAGAGTCCTTCGGCTCGCGCCATTTCTTCTATTTGTGCGTCACTCGCATTTTCGAGCCCAGGCTCGCTTCTCCGGACATTATCGTAGAACCAATCGGGACGTGCTTTCAGCGGCTCTAACGGCAGCGCATCGGCTCCGAACATCTGGATCCCCGGGGATATCTCGTCGATGTCGATGTTCTCGGTATCACGATTGAACATGTAGTCGTACGGACCGCTAGCGTTGTAGTTGTTCGAAAAGCTTGGGAACCATTCATCATCAGTGCGGACTTCGCTATTGTACGCGGGGATGATGACGTTGAAGTCGAGGAATCGTTTAGACAACGACGCCATATCGAGAGGGTTACCGTAATCGTAGCCGGCGTTGATTGCTCTCTGTTCGGTATGAGCAAGCATTCTATAGAATGAGTTCTCTGTATGGAGGCCGCGGTCGGGGTATTCATCCGTGTTGAGGACAGAGAAATTGCGCTCGACCTGTCTCCTCCCTTCGGCCGTCAATTTGTTGCGACCATCTTGGGAGTCCTTGTCCGGATCTCTGGCTGCCTGTATGAGTGTCTGCGAACCATCTTGGTTTTCTTGGTAGTAGTCCATCCTCGGGTTGCGGGGACTTATCTTCCCTACGAACGGACGATGTTGCCCGTTGTTTCGCATGTAATACTCGAAATCAGCAAAAGATATGGTCTGGTCCATCATCAGCCGGTAAGCACCGTCAGCTTTCCGCTGCGATAAACGCTTGCCTTTATTGGGTCGGTTCATCATCGTGATGTCGGCTCGTACCGCATTCGGCTCGCGACCCGTCGCGCCGACCGGGCCTTGCCTAGCCTGATCGATGACGCTGTCCACCAACACTTCGTTGTTTGGGGGGAGACCGCGATCGTCGACGCCAGCTAATCTCACCGGGCTGTACTCGATGCTCATAGCGTTAGCGAGCGTGTATCCTTCTGTCAACCTGCGTTTGGCGTTTCTGTGCTCCGTGGTCCCCGGTTGAGTTTTGGCGAATATTTCAGTTTGTGACTGGATTGTCCGTCTCACATGCGGAGCCATGCGCTTGTCGCCCCGTGCTTGGAGCTCGGGATCCAAGTCAGCACGCGCGTCGTAATAGGCGCCTACCTGCTGCTCCGGTGCCAACCTGCGCATCGGCTCGCCGGACGGGTCGTTGATATCGAAGGCCGCTGCCCACGTATTATTGAGGTCATCACGCTTGGCACGCAGGAGCTCGTTCCTGTCATACCAGCTCTTTGTCTTGTCGTTGAGCTCTCTGCTCTTCTCGGCCGGCGTGCGTGGGTCATTTGCTGCCGCTAGTTGTTTGTCACGCAACGCCATTGCGCCAGCAGGGTCTTCGTCAGCGAGCTTGTTCAGTTCGTCTGGAGTGAGCGCTGGCCCCTGCTCCTCGATGGGGAAAGGCTCCTGTTCCAGTCGTGCCTCTGGGAGAGGATCAGCTTCAAACTGCTGACTCAAACCTTCTTCTGCAGGAGGCTCTTCTCCCTCGTAGTTTTCGAGGTAACCTTGGATGTCAGCTCGCTTCTGCTCCTGTGTGAAACGCGCCATCTTGTATTCTTTTACTACATCGAGGTCGTCGTACTCATCGAGCATTCGAGGGTCAGCGTTGTTAGCGTGAACTTCTGCTATGATTTCGTTGGCTTTCCCCGTACGTTCCCTGAGAGTAGCTACGCGATTCCGTTCTTGCTCACGGACCAGATCCTCTGCGTCGTACCGACGCTGGTTCTCAGCACGAATTTCCGCAGATATACCGCGGTCTTGCAAAACTTGGGCGTCGCGAGTGCGCTCGCGCCCACGCTGATACTCCCGCTCTAGCCTATCCTGTTCGAGGCGCTCTTCGAGCCGCTGTTCATTTCTTTTGCGGGACTGGATATTATCAATAAAGGAATATCCCTGCATGAAACCGCCCATAAAGGAGCCTGCGTTACGTGCTGGCATTTACTTGCTCACTTAATTCTTTCACTGCCCCCAAGGTTACACCGAGCATATCGATTACCGCTATCTTCCCTCGGTCAGCCTGGCCCACACCGAAGGTGTCATTGAACTCTTCAGCATAGGGGCCTATATGATCTACTTTCTCGTCGCCATTGTACTTCCACTTCTCGACGCGGATGTTCTTAAGCCGGTCTAGAAGACCGCTCGTTTTGCGTTTGTCGTGTTTGATATGTTCAGACGAAGCGAACATTGCAATAAGGCCAGCTACCTGACCAACTGCTGCCATTTTATCTCCTTCGTCTGCAACACGGTCAGCTTCAGCTTGCTGGTGCCGTTGTCCCTCTGCATTCCCCAACGCCGTATAGCTAGCTTGACGGGCTTGACTGAGTTGAGACTCCAAGCCAACCGCGCCGCGCTTGGCTGTGGAAGCTTGCTGTAAGGATCCTTGACGTGTTGCATCTGACGCTTGCGCTTGCGCGAGGCTCCGCGTAAGTCCCAAGCGGCGAGTTTGTCCTCTCTTCTGGCGTTCAGTTAATTGGAGGCCCAAGCCCTGTTGTCTGCGTCCGAGAGAAGCCTCAGAGACGTCCATCCCTTCGCCAGTCTCTTTCCTTACTCTAGCAAGAGACTCGCTGAGCCCAGTTTGGTTAGCTGCGGCAAAGAGAGCTTCGCGCTGACGCTTGCCGCGCCTGCGCGCATCTTGGATCTGGTTGAAGCCACGTATCTCGAGCTCTTCCCCGGGGGTCATTGGCTTATACTTCTCCCCGTACCTGTGCTTACCCTTGTACGAGCGCTCTTTACCGTGCAGCCCCATTCGCTGCCGTGGGTCTATCAAGCCCTGCTCAGTCGCGATTGAAAAATCAGGCGAGTACGGAACGTCGTCCGGCCTATTGAACGGGGAGAGGAATTGACTAGCCATTAGTTACTCGGTGGGACCATGCCGCCACCGCCACCAAACGTACTAATTGCTGGGTTGTTCATCTGTTGCTGCCACGGCATCTGAAATTGGTCAGCACTAAAGCCTCCCTCGGCCGCTGGCATGGCAGGTTGTGACATGTTGCCCTGCCAACCACTAGCCACTCCAGTCAGCGATCCCAGAGCAGCCCAACGTGCGGCACTAATATCATGATCTGCTTGTTCTGTTGCAAGCTCCGCACCATAACGAATTCGTTCGCCTGCACTTTCTTGGGCGAGCCCACGTCCTTGTGTAGAGATACCCAAGCGTGCCATAGAGAGTCGGTCTTTGAGTGCTTGGCTTTTAATCGCGGGTTCGCCGCGTTGGATTATGCCTTGGCGAGCTTTCGCTCCACGCAGCGCTTGCTCCAATGTCCCGGCTTGGTCTGCACCCCCACCCGCACCTTTTAGCCGCTGTGCAACTGCAGCACTAGCCGTGGCGCGTGTCCTACGAAGTTCAGGATTTACATTACCCGACTCGTCTTCAAAGCGCCTCGCCAGTCCGCGGTAATCCGCCTGCTCTCTACCAAGTCGCTCGAGGGCCATTTTTGTGCGACCCATCGGAGTGTCGTGCGCTTTCGCGCGGCGCGCAGCCGCCCTCTCTTCGTTCTTCACCCCTTCGGCCCGGTACGCGGCGGCGCTACGGATGAACGGTCCAGCGCCCGCATCCCCAAAACGATCCCGAGACTGCTGTTGCTGCTCCTCCGTTAACGACGGAAACCGATTGTAGTTCTGATAGATAGTGATGGGTTCAGGCATTAGTTAGGCACATCCCTGTGCATGTAGCTATCCATAGTGATCCTGCGATTTTACCTCAACTGCACGATTTATGCAGCCTTTTCATCTTCGTCTTCCGCTTTCACTTCCTCTACTACCGGCTGCTCAACAGGCGGTTGCCCAGGAGCACACAACATCAGCTGCCCTTGTATGAGACCACGGAGGATCGACTTGCCTGAAACAACGGCTTCTAGCAAGTGATTGGGGGTCGAACTGCCCTCATCACTGAGGACTGTTAAAAGAACCTGCACTGCTTGCAGGGCTTGGTCATGATTTGGAATCGGTTGCATTGTTTTTTCCTTTGTTATGAACGGAGAGAGTATAGCATATTACAGCCCCTAGTCGTCTACAAGCAATAGCTCGAAGTCGACTACGACTTCAGCGGTGCCTACGCCGACCTTGCCCAGAAAACCAAGATCACAAGGTCCAGCGAAAGGACCACTCGGAGAGACTGGTCTTTCCTCAGACATACCCTCCTTGACAGTTACATCGAAAACCATTCGCATGCCGTCATATGGCGCTGCCGCATCCAAGATACTAGTACGTTGGAAGAAAATAATCGTAGTAATTTTTGTGCTGTCTGAGTGTATTGTCGCCGCCAGCAAGTAAGCTGTCTTCCCGGCCGGCACTGAGTAAGCACCGATCTCGGTTTGTGCTTTTGGAAAACTTGTAACGTCAATCGTTCCCCAGTCCTCACTACCAGCAGCATTTTCAATCACGATATCTGCGGCATGACTTCCTGCCGCTACCGATGCATAGGTTCCCGAAGCTGATACCCAAGCACGGAAGAAACGAATAAATGTTTCCGAGGTATTAGCCGAGGCAGAAGCGCCAGCCGTGGCAAGGACCGCAGTAACCAAAGCACCCGTTTCATCCAAACCCTGAATCGTGATCTCACGCGCACCAGAACCGGCCGCGGTGTCATTTGCATTACCGGCCTTAATACGCAAAGCCGTAGCAGCCGCGGGCTGTGGCGTGCGGTAAACACCACCTAAAGACATTGGCACAAACGTCGTGCCAGCAGCGGCGTTGCGACCGAACTTATGAATTAGTGAATGGCCAGGAACATTGCCCTTCGCCACTTCAGCATAGAACTCGTTTGTAGGTTGATAACTCATATGATATTCCAGTTGGATCCGTCGCTAATTACCATGACCGATGCGTACTGCATCGCTATGGTTATTGTCAGAGCGCCATCGATGGTCTCGGATCCGTTACCATCGATGATTACGTTTGCAGTAGTGCCAAGCTTCTTAATGTGGTAGATCGTATTAGCCGTGGCTGCTGTGGGCAGCGTGATCGTAACAGTGCTGCCGGCTGTGTCGTCGTCCACTAGGATAACATGGTCGTCGTCTGCCGTGAACGAGGTCCCGGTCACAGTCGTGGTGGATGCATTCAGCTTGCCAAGTACTGTGAGCGAGTCTAAAGTAATATCCGCAGTGTTCTCCCATCGCTCATCAGCAGCAACCCAATGGAGAAGTTCGTTGTCGGCGACTGATACGATATGGGTGTCGTGCTGCTCGGCTAGATTAAATGGGTTAGTCGGGCGCACATAGATCGAGCCGTTGATCGCGTGAGCATTTATGACGAACGCAGTAGGGATAGTCTGATCCTGCGCGGTAGGCGGGACATTAGTAAGCCCGCCCGCAGTCGTCGGCGAGCAATACAAAAGCGTGCCTTCAGCCCACGTCTCGATTCCCGGTCCAGTAGTGTCAATGCCGCGAACTACACCAATGACAGTGACGTAGCCGAACTCACCGTTGGCTATGTCTTCTGTTGCTATGCCAGCATAGACGATAGCCGGAATGGTGGCGTCAGCTATGAACTTTTTAATTTCAATTTTACCAGAAGCGCCGATGGCACCAGAAGCGTACACAGTATCGCCATTTGAAATGGCCTCGGTAGCTTTGGCGTAGGCGTTGACTTCTTGCCCCACTTGTAGAACTACCTCACCACCGAGTAACCCTATGTTCACCGTGCCGTCGTCTGGGTTCCAATGCATATTTCCTACTTCAGCACTGCCCCCGTACGCAAGGTCGAACTGGAAGTGCTCGGCTTCGACGTGACCGTCTACTAAGATGTTTCCGGCAGTCACCTCTATATCCGTGAAGCCAGAAATGTTCCAGTCGGTTGTGTTGTCTCCGACAGTATTGAAGTCGTTACCGTCGTGCCACTGGTCTACGAAGTACGTATCGCTGCTATCGTAGAGACGGAGCTTTACACCAGTATGGAGGTTAAAGCGTTCGAGGTCGTGAATCGTCCAATCGGTTATGCCATCATGATGGATGTAAAACTCAGTCTCCGAGACCACATACGCCCACATGTTGTAATTCTCGCTCTGGTCATAGCCCATCGACAGTCCCAGACCATCCTCAAAGAACACCCAGCCGAGCAAATCCTGAACTACAATAGACCAAGTTGGCGACGCACCATTAGCAGTTACGTAAACATTAAGGCCGGTGTGTTGAAACTGTAGGTTATCTTCGTTTGCCGCGTCCCATAGGAATAGCGACTTTCCGTCCGTGAGGTGCAGATCAGCGATGACGTCGACTTGGGCTCCATCAATGATAGTGTCATAGGATGCATCACCAACGTAAAAGTCTTCACTCAGCGTCGAAGGCTGCGACATCCGGAGCAACGCCATGCCCCACCAACGATGCCCCTGAATAGCATAATTAGCGCCGGGGTTATTCATCTCAATCTTGAGATCTACGCTGTTACCGGTTGTGTATGTCCGCGTAGACGAGACCATGAGATTACTCTTGGTTTCGTTATCGTGTGTAGTGTAGCGGTGACCGTGCATGCGATCCCAACCAATGCGAGTCTCGCCGCCGCCGTCTATTTCTTCGACAAGACCAAAACCCGTCATCTCGCCGGTGCCAGTCATGTCGACCTGCGCCCAACCAACAGCCACGAAGTCTGAACCGGTAGTAACAACAGTGTGGTTGACCGTATCGAGAATCTCATCAGCATCATCCGCTGCTGCGTAGGACAATGAGGCTGATGTATTTTGTTTGGCAGTAGCTTCTGCGAAGTCACTGAGTGGCAGGGCAACCATCGTCTTATGTATTAAGTCACAGTGTGAGATAGCCGAACCGGCCTTCGCTACGAGCTTAACAGTACCGCCAGCGTAGTTGTCGAGGTAGAACGCACCGGCCTGTATTCCCAAGTCATCGGCGCTATCCGTAGTTCTGAAACAATCAATCGAGTAGACAGTAGTGCCGCCATCGATATCAATGCCCAGCTCTGTGGTGTTCGCAGTATTATACCCATCCGACTGCAGACACAGATAAATGATCCAGTCACCAGCGGCGAGTACTACAGAGACATCCGAATCTTGCCAAGTTGTTGAATGATCGATCTCTTGCAAGACAGCCGAGGAGTCTTTCACATGGTTCGGAACGTCGGTCGTGAGATTCAGAATTAGCGCGTTCTCACGCTGGGAATCGTGGTATTCTGATCCGCTTCCACCGGGATACATATGCTGCGTAGTGATGTTTCCGCCGCCGGTGTTAGCTGTGAAATAAGTAACGTAGTTATATGGCACACCGAAGCCGGCTGGGTTCGAAGCAGTGCTTCCCGCCGCGTTGCTCCACTTCATCTCAGAACCAGTTATCGGCGTACCGCCTATGGCTGTTCTGAATCCAGCTCCGTCAACAGCAGAGGTTTTCGTTATACTGGCCCGCACCACGAGCAGATATTCGTCGCCATGAACCATACCGGATTGAGCTTGGTCCAACCCATTCGCTGTATCTACGTATGTCGCAGACTGTGTTCTTGAATCCGTAGTGCCTTCAAAGACGTAATAGTCCATTGCTGGACCAGCGACACCGGTCTGCTCAAACTGAAGCAGCTCAGCCGTAGCACTGGCCGCATTCAACCAATTGATTGAGTGCGCATTCGCAAGCTGCAAGTACTGGCTGTCCGGGTTCCACTGCAGCAACTGCGCAGTGTGTATCCAAGTGTTCGTATCCCTGAATAGCATGTCGTACCGCGACGCCAGTGTGGTATCGAACGGGGGGAAGTTCTGCGGAACGTAATTCGACCCATCCCACACAACGCCCTGACCGCCACTGATCCCAGCGACAGATGTATCTAAGAGCTCTGAAAACTTGGTTGCGCCGACGACGGTTGATGTGGTGCCGGCTAGTGCCTCTTGTGCAGCACGCGCTTCGCGATCGAGGATATTAGTAAAACCAGACTGCGTCTTGGTAACGACCAAGCCAGCTGTCTCGAGTTCCTCGATGGTGACAAAGCGTTCTTTGGACGCACCACTATCACCCTCGTACATACGAAGGTGCTCCTTGATGCTCTCCAAGTGTAGGCGCAGCGCTTGGTCTTCAACCTGCGGCGCGTCTATGTTGGGTAGCCTACGCTGCCTAGAACGGCCCATTGCGTTAGGCTTCCGCTAAATCAAAGACTGTCTCTCCAACAGAGACGGCGTTAACGACATCAGTGCCGACAAGTTGTATTTCAAAGATGTTCGACGAATAGCCGCCGGGTAACCGGAAGGGCTCCCCGTCAGCAACTGTTACTGTGGATTTCAACGTCATCACCCCACTAATGTCAGCGTACAACTTGAAGACCACGTCGTCGTATGACTCGGCCTCCACTAATGCAGCCCCTAAATTAGTAGGCTGCGGGTACCTGATTTTAGCAGATTTCCATGTGTACGTTTTGTTCGTGCTGCCACCTTCCCACTCATAGATAGTAGCACCATCAGTGTAGTACAGCGTGTCCGTGAGAATATCGAGATGCACGCCCACAGCGAGAGTATCGCCGGTCGTCAAACCGATGCTTGGATCTTCAGGACTGAATACAAAGTAACCGGCCATTATGGTGTAGTACACTCCGCGTTTGCGCGGGCTCGTATCACATACGAGACTGAGAGGTCGTCGTATCCCGCTTTTCTGAATGTGAATTGGGCCGTAACTTGGGCATGAGCAAACTTAACCCCCGGGGTATTGATTACCGGCGCAGTTCCAAAAGAACCGTCTTTCACGGCGTGCGCCGATACAGTTATACCCCTTGCAAGACCATTGTCGAGTGTGAAGAACTGCTTAAGTGTAATAAGCTCAAACCTATAGGAATAGCCTAATCCCATAGCTTCGGCGTAGTACGCATTGTTATTGTAGTCGTACTCCGTTATCGATATACGTATCTCGTCGGGTCTTTCGTTGAGATTGAAAAGCGCCAGCTCAGTCGGTTCGTTATAAGATCCTTGGTCGATCATGCTGGCAGGATCCGTGTCACCTATCCCATAGATCCCCCGTATGGCCTCTTCGTAGCCATCCATTGCAATGATGGCGTCAGTCTCACTGAGCGTAACATATACACTTGTAAACGCCCGAGCCCCGCAATCATCCGGCACGTCGATCGCATAGGTTGCGTACGAGTCACCGAGTAACGTAGGCGCCGTGGCACCATTATACGTGGGTGAGAATCCAGACTGCGTAGCTCCCAATATAGCTTCTGGATACTTAGTCGCTAGCGCGAGGATACCAACTGTCTCAGTCTGTGTGTGTCTAAGTGTCCAAGTTGCTGCGTCGTCACTCGTGTAGATGATGCCCAGCCCGGAGGCGTCGATGACACCGTAAGCGATATATTTGAATCCCTTGACGTAGCTATCACCACCACAATACTTGATGCCGGCCATGGTTACGCCAGCAGCTTCGGCGGTGCCAGGTGCTGACCACTTAGCGATGTCACTAGCGTCACCGTCTCCGGTGCAAGTGACTATGCGGAAGTCGTCCGAGATAGCAACCCACTGGTTCTCTGCGAAGACCAAGCCAACGCAGTTGTACGAGTTAATCGTCCCCACCTTAGCTCCCGATGTGCCGAGGTGCGCGGTGTATGCGATCTCCATGTTCGTAACGCCGGAGCCGATGCTTACGATCGCCCCGTCACCAGAAGCGATCAGTTTGCTGCCAGTCGCGGCATCGTAAGTGATCGCGATACCCGTCCAAGTATTCGAAACCGGATTCGTATGGAGGTCTTGGCTACGTAGCAAGAAATTGACACCAGTGACAGCAGCAAACATATACCGTGCTGCTTCGGGTGCAAGCGCTATACCGACGATGTCAGCTGTAGCATCTATCGCCTCATCCACAGGAATGACAGACCAAGTTTCACCATCGGGCGAGTACTGCAGACTCAGGTTATCGCCACCGGCAACTAAGGCACTGAATGCTGGGTGCCACGTTATTGCGTTGATAGCCTTGGAAGTCTGGAGCGTGTATGCATGCACGCGCGGAGTCCACGTCACACCGTTATCATCCGAAGTTGCTATGTTCGGCGTGCTTGGATTTGTCACTGCGCCGGCACCATTATTGCTGGTAACTATCCAGCGATCAAGCGAAGGAGCATATATAGCGTCAGTCGGAGTGATCTCATGATCGGCAGTTTGGCCGATACCGGAGTAGGAGTCCCAATCGAGTATGTCCAAGTGCGAGCTGATTGCGTAAGCGAGGTCGGTCCCGCCGTTGTCGAAGTCAGCAAAAGCAACAACGATCGAAGTGTAATCTTCGAGCTGGTTAATGGTAAACGTCTCCGGAGCTATCAAGTCAACAGTTGACGTCACCAACAAATCGTTAGGAACGGTGCATGTGATCGTTTCTTCTTCAAGAATGCTGTACTCGGCGCGCGCGCTGAGCGTAATGGTTACTTGTGTGGCGCTGTCCCGCGAAACGTCTGACGTTAAAATATTGTGTCGGATGGCGTTCCACCCAGTATTGTAGTCGCCATCCGATACAAGCCCATTGAGTAAAGCCTGCGTCTGCAACTCAGTCCCAAGCGCTGCAGCACCCGTCGCGATCCAAGTATCACTCGTAAGCGTGAGTATGATTGTTCGGCCACCAGCGACTATATCGGTCTCTACCGGCCAATCATCCACATTCACAACTGTACCAGTCAGCGCCACAGCGGCTGGCGGTTGCGTTACGTTGTCGGGTCCATCGAAGAACCCGAAGTACTTACCGTCATGGATCTCACCAACGATGGTAGTCGGCTCAAACGCGTCCCATTCTTCCTTACCGACGTAGTCTCTAGTGACTATCTTTGCGCCGTTTGCGCTGATCTCAACCAGTCCATCTGGAGACGCGTATATGACGCGATCCTCTGTGGACGCGATCGACTGTTTGCTCACGCATGCTTGGTTGATCTTGAACGGGCGTATGTTCACGTTGCGGGGATGCGACCCCGTCAGTATGTACGGAGTGCCCTCAGTCAGCAACACGGCCGAGTTGCCGATTGCTGCTGTTCCGACGATCTCGTAATTGATTGCCTGGTCATACTCCGCCGGCCAAGCGTGTGGGAAGTAGGGCTCGCACATATACACATTCTTGCCTTTGACACCAATCATCATGCCGTTGGGCAATGCCAGTATGCTATGCATCTCCGGGTCGGGCGGATCCCATGTCTCTGTGTCTAAAATCTTGCCGAGAAGGGCATTAGGCACGCTGTCGGTAGTCCTACCCGAAACGCTTGCTCTAAACACGTCCTCTACAGAAACGTCTCTGACAAACCGATACTCCGTGCCGGCTGCTGTAGCAGAAGTGCGGTAGATACGGATTGTCGTTATCTCGCGGTTGTAAGTGGGCGGCGCCTCTATGCCAGTGATCGTAATTGTGTCGCCGTCAATAGCTTGGACGATTCCAGATACCCGGGATGGCGGGCCTTCTTCGCCGAGATTGGATACGTACGTATATAGGTACGTACGATCCTCTAAGACGTTAACGTCTGATGCAGCGCGATCAACGTCGTAGTAAAAGGAGCCCTTGAGTGCTGGGAAATCGGACGTGCCGCTTGTGTTTGCCTTAACCTTAGCCGCTGATGTTTGGTAGAACGTCTCCTCGTCAATTGTGACCTCTACTTCGGCATCCCAATCGATCTCGTAATAGTTCTGCGTAACTCCTGCTTCGTAGATAATCCCAGCGCTATAGTCTGTGCGTGTAATGCGTAGCGTATCTCCTACGCGCAAAAGATGACCTGTAATGCGTGCTTCGACCCCATCCGGAATACGCCAACCAACCCCTTCGATTAGTCGGGTCGCGTCACCGTCATTCGTCATCGCTTGCCAGAAATCAGTAGACGACTTGTCATTCGCTGCGGTGGACGCGAATACGCCAGTGCCGGTAGTTGATCCGAGCCGTACGCGATCCTCGTCAATAATCTCGGTGACCTTGACTGAGTCCCCCACCGCTAAATCGAATGCCAGTTGACCAGCGCTAGTCATATTCCATAGCGTGGTAGGAGTGCCAGAGCCAACCGCTGTGAAGTTTCCGTGTACAATTTCGAATTTTTTGGTCTTGAGAGAGCCAACTTCGACGCGACGGAGCGAAGAATCAACTGCCTCTGGTAGTGGTTGGCCTACCACCGTGGGAGCAGTACCTACCACCGGATCCCCCGGCGCTGGGATACCCAAACGGCGATAATTCGTTGGGAACGGACCGAGGCCGGCCTCGGCGATGCCTATGTACGTCATCTTTGGCGCACCATCGCCTGTGTAATACGTGCGCTCCAGCGGGTCGCCTTTAACCGAGCCGCGAGCTACATCGACATAGTTGTCCCATTCAAACCACCGCGGATCATCGTCATTGTCAAACTTGTAAATGGTCTTGTTGGTATAGAGGTTTGCGACCAAGGCCACTTCGGCGTAGTCAATCCACGGCTCAAGATCACCGGATCCGAGCTTAGCGTTGGATGCTGTTTGGGCTTCGCCTTCAGGGAGTTTTAGCGCCGAGCGATCTGGGCGAATTCCTCTGAACTGACTTACACTAAAGTCCGCCATAAGCCATTGTGTCCTTCGGCTGACCGAAATCGGCTTCTGCGCGTGACTTGGCTGCCTTTATTCCCTCGTCAAATTCTCTCAGATAGTACGCGGCCATTTTGGCATTTGTCCAATCTTTGCCCTGCTGCTTCATGAGCTGAGCACACACACCGGCCTTAATGACCTCCTCGTGCTCGTAGAACAAAAAGTCTGGCAGCGTGTCGCTGACCGCCGTAAAGACGGGCGCGATTATTGAACGAATGAGGAATGCGGTCGTTACTGTCGCAGCGACTTGTGGAATTATTAATGCGCCCCCATCGTTGCCGTGAGTCCAATAACTCGGGCTTGACCCAACTTCGGTGTTCCAGTCGGGGTTCTCGCGATCAAGCTCGTCACGAGTTTTGAATGGGATTTCCTGGTCCCATGCATCGCCGCCAGAGTCGTACTTGATCTGGTCCACGCGCTTCACGATACACTTTGTTGGTATGTCCGTACCAGCAACTGGTGCCTCGAGCGCGAGCTGAGTCAACGTCCAATCAAGTCCGTTGTCATACGTGTACTTCCACGCCTCAGAGCGCCAGAAGAACTGACGGATCACCCGGTAAATAGTATCGTTGAGCGCAGGCTCGATTATACCGGGGAGCTCGATACGTAGCGAGGGTTGTAGCGTTGAAATTGCAACAGCCATTATCCTTCCTCTGGCGGAACTTTAGCTTCGGGGCTTACTTCTAACAGCATCTTTCTGCCGAGTCCGAGTGCCACCAAGTAATTCTGCCACAGCCCTTGCTGGTATGCTGATGGCATAGTGTGGCGACCTTCCTTGGTCAGCGCCCGGTATGTCATATACTGGACAGTGGCATTGATGTATTCGTCGTCCAAACCAAACGTGTTGCCAACAGCTGTATGCGCCGTGGGCACTGCGCTGTAGACGATCGCTAACATCTTGTTGACAGCTGCGGGTGCAGGGTAAAGATAGAAAATCTTAGGCTCGTTCGGATCGTGACAATAGTGATCGAAGAAGTTAGCCCCGTCTGCTTTCGCAGCGGAGTCGTACTCCCAACCCGGAGCATACGTGTCCAGCGCGTCTTTCTCTGCGTACCGAATTACGCCTTGTGGCGTAGTGCCATCATCAGCGTAATTCCTGGACGCTTTGAGAAACTTAATGCCCCCCGACGGTAGCGCTTGGCGCGATATGAGCGTAGAGCCCGTATCGTGTATGGTCTCGGTAGAGTTGGCTTCTGGTACGAGCGTAACGGTTTGACGTATGCCGGCGTTGCAGTAATCAATCAGCTCTGCGTCACTCCAGCGAAACGTCGCACTCTCGTCGTGGATTACCCTTCGTACTTCAGTAATCAGTACTTGTACCGTAGCCATTCTCTACTCCGCGAGGTTGATGTTCTCCTGCAGCCTAGCATAGGCGTCAGAGACCTCAGTCGCTGTTGGGCGGCGGACATCCGGACCCATTTCCGCGATCACGCGATTGGTATTCGGAGTTCCATCCTTCTTAAAATCCGACTCGTCCTTGCGAGTCAAGATCCGGATAATTGCCTGATCAAGAGCCACATCGAACTCGTCACTCTCGTCATTATCCTTCGTTTCTGCGGGGGCTTCTATAGGCGGAGCCGCTTCGCCAGTTTCACGCAGCCCGGCCGCTTGGGCTTCCCGCACGATCTCGGGCGGAATCCAAACAGGAACATCCGCCTCGGCGGTAATTGAGTGTCCTTTGCGGGTATCTACAACGGCTGGGTAATGGGATTTCATCATAGGCATGGCCATGATCCTCTTGTTGTTGTGATAAAAACCCCCCGGGCGAACCCGGGGGATGGGTGGATCTGCACTACGGGAACGGCTAGTTCTCGTAGTTGATGGTGTTGTAACTTGGGTCTGCGTAGCACAGCAACATGTTGCCGGCACCAGTCGTGGGTACTGCACCAACAGCCGTCCAAATAGCATTGACGGGTCGGTCAGCAGCCGCGACAGCGATACCGAGCAAATTACCGAGTACCTTAGACACACCGGTGGAGGTCAAGTCATACGCGGTTACGTATTCATCGACATCCGTATCACCGACGGTCATGGAGTCAGAAGTTGCTGAGTTAAACACCGTTGTACAGGCGAATGATCCGCCGATTACCGTGGCACCCAGAGGCAGGCGAAAAAGTTCAAACGCCGTGGCCGAGGTTGCCGCGATGCAATCAGCATAATCAAAAGTGGCATACGCCGAAAGGACGAAGCCGCGAGTTTGTGCAGGTCCTACTGCTGCGGTAGTCATAATCGCTCTCCTCTATACCGCTGTGTCGCAGACGATGACACCGAAGTCTTCATCTTGCGCAGCGATTTGTGAACGGAAAACCGGTTTCAAGAAACCGAACATCTTGCCGATGCTGATACCTTGCTGGTTGTCGTAGTCGAAGCCCTTCTCGACCCACTCCGGAGCACCGATGTCTGCCATGCCGAGCGATTGCGCGCCGGCGAACAGCATACGTTGTCCATCAATCGCGCTGCCAGCACCCCACTTGGAGCCAGATGCTGCGCCCTTCGTGTTGTAGACATGACGATATTCGTGAATCATGAGGCCATCAACCATGACCGTATCGGTACCCTTGAACAGTTCGTTGTTTCCACCGCGAACTCCAGCGTTCCGTACGTTAGCCAGGTAGTCAGGATCCTGACGCAGTTTAGCCATACCAGCCGGCGTCTGGAAAACATGGAAGAACTCTTGGCCACCCGGGCCTTTGATTCCGCGAACATAGTTTTCCTTAGCGAAGGCTTTCAGCTCAACCAACATCGCCCACGAAGGTGTGTCAGCGGCAGCAACACTGCCAGTCTGGCCAACACCAGCGACGAGACCCGAAGTGGCATCCCAACGGCGATGACGATTAGTCGTGGGAATCGATACGTCGTCTGCGAAGTCGAGGTTAGCAAAAGTCGTGCTAGCACGAGTTGCACCGCGATTCGTTTTCGAGTAAACGACACCAGACAGCGTCAAGAAGGCAAGCTGGTCAATTCGATCTGCCAGCCAGTATGCGAGAACATCACGCGAGTTCGAACGGAACGTCACGACTGATTTCTGTTCTGCGAGGCGACCTTTGTGCCGGTTAGCCTGACGAAGCTGATCAATCTGGATTACTTGGTCGTAAGCCTTGATCTCTTCTTCGTTGCCTTCCAACTGGTTGTCGCCTGCGACACCGTCCTCTTCGAGGTCGGCGACCAGGGTAATTACAGCTCGTGTGCCCTTTTCGTTCTTCGTGAGTTCCGTAATTCTCTGAATCATGGCGTTCGGACCGCTGCCCGTAAACTTGGTGGTGAACGCGTAGTTGCGCGCAGCCTTCCAAACTTGGCGGGACCATACGGTCTTTTGCTCATCAGTCAGGTTGTTAAAGTTTGTAACAGTCATTGCAGACTCTCCAAAGATTAAAACGAAACAAAAAAAGTATGCGCATAATTGCGCGGTTTCCCTACTTTACCGTCGGGCGACGTGTTCCGCTTTTTAGGAGATCGGCTCCGGCGCAGTTTTTACGTCCGGCCAAGGACGAAGAACTGATTATGCGCCTGTGTTGCCGTATATGTCAACACAGATGCATAAATTACCTGCACTTATCCACAAGTGCAGGTAATTTTGTCCACATTTAGCTATACAATCTGAGACAGTTTGTATAGCTATTAGTCTACAAAGTCGCCGCGGAGGCGCGCGAGCGTCTTTTCTGGCAGGGCATCGAGCTCCTCGTCAGTCATGTTCTCGATATCCGGAACCACGGCACCAGCCGCGTCGGAGGCCAATCCTTCGCCAGCAACCGGCTTGTGTGCGTTCTTGGCTGCTGCCAGCTTGGCCGGCACATCAGTCTTTTTGCCCTTCGGCTTAGGCTCCACATCATCTTCCGCATCACCTTCCGCTGCGCCTATTTCTTTCAGGCCGTATTGGACTATCACGTCGGAAAGAGCCATCACAAACGCATCTCCCGGGTTCTCAGCTTCACCAGACTCGACATATCCGCGGTAATACACCATGACCTTCCTAGTCATGGCCGGGTCAAAGTCCTCACTGTTCTGGTCGAATACCGGGAACATCTTCTCGGCTTCTGCCGATAAAGTGCCCAGCTCCGCAGCAGTATCAGCCTGATTGCGCCTGCCCTCCACGGTTTCAGTCGTATCGGCCCGGAAGTCAGCCTTCTCGGCCGCACGAATCTCTTTGCGCTTCGCTAATGCATCGACGGTCTTCCCGTCGAGCAGAAGATCCATGTACTCGGTTTCAGCAAGGTCGAAGTCGTAGACCTCCGCTTCGCCCTCTTCGGTCGCCGTGTTCTGCGCCTTGAGCGCCTCCAGCTCAGTTTCAGCTGCTTTGCGGCGTTCGTTTACTTCGTCGAATCGGTGTTTGGGGATTCCTTTTGGCGCCGATTTTTGATCTGCGTCGTCCGCATTTTCACCAGCGTCATCGGCGTCTGCCTCTTCATCAGATGATTCAGCTTCGTCTTTCCCGCCTTTTTCTTCGCCGGCGTCTTCTTCTTCAGATTCGGATTCGGATTCGGATTCGGATTCGGACTCGCCGGCATCTGACTCGCCGGAATCATCTTTGTCGTCCACTTCTTCTTCTTCTTCTTTTTCATCGTCCTTCTCCGGGGCTACGTAGTTCGGGTCTGACCCATCATCAAGGCCGGCTGGATCGAAGTCATCGATGTCATCTTTCTCGCCACCGAAATACGTTAGTTGCTCAGCTTTGCGCTCTTCTTCATCACCTAAATCTTCCGCAAGCGCTGCATCCGGAGCGAGATCCGGGTCGTCTTTCCTGCCCATAATAGTTCCTTCGTGTTTTACGCCTTCTTAGGCGGTTTTTTAGCGCTCTTTTTTCCAGCAGAGCTATCCTGGGCCTTGCTCTCTCCAAGTTTGAGTAAGGACTTCTGCAAATCAGTTCGTCCCTTGATACCGGCAATATTCCGGCTCGTCATGGACTCGATCTGCGCGATAGTCGTCATTGTACCCTCTTTTCCTTGTGCAATGCGAATTCTCGTCATCAAATCGTCTTGGTTCGTCTGGTACGCGGCGCCGATCTTCTCCATCTCGACCCGGGCCTCGGTACCGATACGAAGCTGGTCAATCTGCGGCTTAGCCATAGATTCTTGCGCATTGGCCTGCAATTTCTGCGCATTGGCCTGTCGCTCCATGGCAGACGCTTCTTTGTCCATAACCTCGGCCGCAAGCAGTCGCATCTGCAGCTGTTCCAGCTGTTGCTGCTTTATGAGCTCTTCTTCGGTCGGCGCGGCCATGCCTTGGATCTTCTTAATGACTTCGACCAAGTCCTTCTTGTCCGGATGCTGGCTGACTTCGACCAGTGCGTAATCTGGGATTTGCACCCCGATCTCGCGTAGCTGTAGCAACTGATCAAAAAGCGACTCCTGATACGTATCTCGCCGGGGTACGGACGTGATCGCAATCGAATACTCGCCAAGGGTAAGGTCGTTCTTGATGAACTCGATCGACTCTTGCGTATCTGGGTCCATGCCCTCCATTGGCTGGTTGACAGCTATCTCGCCTTGGATATCGTCACCGTCTTCATTCTTCTCGAAGACTTGTAGGAGACGCGTCTCTGTGTAGTAGCTCTGGATGATCTCCAGCATGATCTCGGCGCGGAACCTGCGCGTGAGCTCGAGATTGTCGAAGATGATTTCCTGCTGCGCCAGCCCGCCTTGTTTGCGTGCATCCAGCGCTTTACTCGAGTCCGATCGCTCCGATCCGAGCTGTGCTTTGCTGACTCCGGATATCTCGTTGAAGAACATCCCGGCCTTGCTGCCAATCTCAGAAAGCCCGGTGGGGATCTGATTCGGCTGAATCTTCTGGGGCATTTCTGCGCCCTGCGCGACTTCGAGCACGAGCCCAGTTTTTGAGCCCTGAGTAACTAAGTCATCACGATCCATGTTAATAAGTGACCCGGTCTGGAATACCCAGCCGGAGTTCGCAGTCGTATTAACAACGTGCAGCTCTTGCGACGTAACCTTGTTCAGCATGTCCTGCGGAGAGATCAGGTTGCGTACAAGGCCGAATGGCCGACCGCGACGGAAGTACGGGAAGAACGGGATGATCGAAACTTGATCGAACAAACTCCATCCCTCGTGTAGGAGGATCTTGTCGGCCGTGATGCAGATCTTGATCCGGCGTTCCGGCTTCCACATGACCTCCAAGTCGTTCTGCATTGCAAACTCCTGCGAGCGCGCTGGCTCCCAGCCTTCTGGTACACGGCGCATATCACCTGTTGGCCTGTCGATGAAGAACGCTGTGCGCGCCAAGCATCTATACTGGCGCTCGATAACACGGATGCGCTTGACCTTCTTGATCTCGGGTTCGGACGCTTGGAAAAAGACTTCCGAATCATAGTGCGTGCCGCCGAAGTTCGGTGCTTCCCACTCAAGCGAGTCATGGCCGAATGTTCCGTTGCCAGCCGCAAGGTCAACCTTGTCTCTGAATTCTGGTCCGTACAACGCGCCGATTTCGTCGGGTGTCATCCAACGCGAAATAAATACTTCTGACCAAGTACGCGGGTCGTAATCTTTCGCGCCTGGATCAAGAATGACGTCAGTCGGGTCTATGATCTCTTCCCGAATCTCGCCTTCAATGTTGTCGCTGAAATCTAGGTAGTAATAGACGTACCCGCGGTCTTGAATCAGACCGTCAGTGAACATCATCTTCTCTTTGTGTTCACTCTTGTTGTTCGTAGCAATTTGCTTGAACAGGAAGCGCAACGAATTCGCTGTCTCCTGACTAGCGCCCTTGCCCATAGGCTGGAATGAAATATCTTGTCGGGCTTTTATGTACTCGCCGACAACGGCATTCACCGTCGACAAGACCATATTGATTGTGTGTGCCGGCCGCTTCTGTGCTGCAAGCGTGGACTTCACTTCCTTGTCCCACTGATCGCCGAAATAGTACTCGTCGAACTTGCGCGCCTCTTCTACCCAATCAAGGTGACCGGCGTCGCGCGCCCGTGTATACATCGTCCATTGTCTTTCGACTATGGCGTCTTCCTCAGAACCTTGTACTGGGACGTCAGTCGGTGTGAACTCTTCTACGGCATCTCCGCCGTAGATATTGACTTCTTTCATGTTTATGCCGCCATTGCGTTATCGCTGCTTTTGTTACCGGTTACGTAACCAGCTAGCTTCTTCTTCCACCCTTCGCCTTTGCTTTTCGGCTTACCAGCTCCAGAGTGAGATTTGCCAGCTATCATTTTGCCAATCCACGCAGCGGCGTCCACGCGGTCGTCTTTTACACCGGATGGGAAGCGCAACAACTCGTTCATGTAGTCGTCAACCCACAGAGCACCTTCTGGCCAAAACACTTTTCCGTGCGCCATCATGCCCTGAATAATGCGCGCTCGTAGCTCCTTGTCCTGCTTGCCGGGTGGGAGCTCGTCTACGAACAAGTCGTAGATCTTCTCTTCCCGCATGCGATTCTCAAGGAACGTGTCAATAGTAAGCGATATCTGCCCTTTTTCCAAGCCAAACTGTCGTGGATGGTGTTTCCTGTGGATCTCAAACATGACATCGATGATCTCTTTGGCATCCCACCGCCCACGGTATTCTTCTATGATGTAGATGTTTCCATCAGCGGCCAGGCCGGCAACAAGGAACACAGTCCAGTCAGCGTGGTCCTTCTTAGAGATAGCAAGGTCTCCAGCGCAGTATATGTCCAAAAACTCGGGTGGTGCGCCTTTGTACATCCGGAAGTGCTTCTTCTGAAAGTAAGCGCCTTCCTCGACCTGCGGATTCTGCTGATAGAGGGCCGCGAAGTCGCGAGGGGCTAGCGCGCGTTTAATTTTGCGCAGCGCTTTGAGCGAATAACGCTCTGGATGCAAAGCCTCACCTTTGAGGCGATACGCTTCATCCTGCGTTGCGATCGCGGGAAAATCAATCACCTTCCAGCGGTCAGCGTCTTCCGGCCACTCGCCATCTTCCGAAGTGAGCATCTCTTTCTCGGCTTCGCGCATCTCATTGAGCAACCAACCGGATAAGTCGTCATCATGCCATCGCGTCTGGATAATCAGGATGCCAGCACCGGGAGCCAGCCGGGTGTAGGCCGTTGAACTATACCAAGACTTCGCTGTCTCCCGGATAGTCTGGGACTCAGCCTCGTCGCGGTTTTTGACGGGGTCGTCGATAAGAAAAATGTGCGCGCCGCGCCCGGTTATCGGGCCGCCGACGCCGGCCGCCAACACACCGCCACCGGTTCGCTTCTCCTTGTCATAGTCGAAGAGCGACCAGCGCTCAACGGCTTCATTCTTCTTGGTAACACCAAGGTTACCGAACAGTAGGTGGTAATCCGGCGTACGAATCAATTCCTGGATTTTGCGCGAAAAGTCCATCTGCAAGGACTGCGCGTACGACGTATTAATGAACTCGTGGTGCGGGTGATTCCCAAGATGCCATGCCGGGTAGTACTGCGACGCGATCATGGACTTGCCATGCCGGGGCGGCACGGTAATCATCAGTCGAGGCGACTCCTCGGCGATAACATCCTCGGAAAACTGCATCAGGGCCTCACAGATCATCTTGTGGACCCATCCGGCCTTGTAATTGGGCTCATAGCGCTTGATGAAGGCCAACAAATAGCGTTTTGCGAGCTCGCGCTTGTAAACTTCCTGCTGAGCCTGCTTTTCCCGGGTCAATGCGCGCGTTTTGGCCCTCTGCGGCTCCCTTTTCTTCGCCGCGCGCCGGTGTGTCGGCGCCTGCCGTGCTTTTCGGCGCTTCGTCGCGGCCTTTTTGGCGGTTTCTTGGGTGGCCGCGAGCAATTTCTTGCCTTCCCGGTCAATGCACTCGATGCATTCGTCGGTATCGGAGTAGTGAGACGTGTCCTTCTCACATTTCTCGCATTTAGCTCGGTGCGTCGCGCCCATCTTCACCATTCTCGATCAATTTCGGTGGATCCACGACCCGGAACTCGCCCTCAAGCGTCAAATCCTCCATATCCGCCAATTTCATAAGCTGCTCCAGCGGCATACGATCGAGCTCGAGCAAATGCTGGTGCTGATGCTCTACCGTCACCGGTACCGGCTTGGCGAGCCCGTGCAGCTTGATCATTTCCCGCACAGCGGCGATCTGCTCCATGGCAGTGTCGGCGTTGATGAAAGCCTGCATGAGCATGTCGTGTGCTTCCTTGCGCCCGAAGTCGACCTCCTCAGAGATCTTGTCCATGCGCTTGACCATCTCTTTGCGCACGTTCTCGTTCTTCTCGAATTTAGCACCGTTCTTGCTCGGATTGGCACAGCCGGCAGCGGCCGCGGACGCGGTTATACTCATGCCACTCAACCGCGAGTCGACGTAGATCTGCTGCTTGGTGGTGAGCTTAGTTGAGGATGATGTCACTGCTCTTCTCTGCTGCAGCTCTGTGCTGCTCCTGCATGTCGAACAGGTCCTGCACATCACTCAACAGCTTCGCCATAATAGTGCTGGCAGTCTCATGCTCACCGCGAATGAAAATAGCCAGACGCGTATCGAGCGGCGACTGGTCAATAGTAACCGGCATGACTTGTACAGCACCGCCGGATATGTCGATGAACTCAAACACCTGGCTTATAGTAGGGTCGTCAGGCAGGTTGTTTTTCTGGGGGGTTGCTTCTTCTTCCGTCATGGTCATTCCTCTATGTCATACTTCTTGAAGAGTTCCTGTAGCTCAGCCTTTACTTCCGGGTGAGAATAGTAGCCTTGTTGTTCTATAGTGTGCAAGCGATGACAGTTGGAACACAGTATACGGCACTTACGTACCTCCTGTCGAAGCGCTTCGCTTGACCACGCGTATCCTTTGGACAGTATCTGCGCAATGGTGAAACTCTTAGTGCTCGGATCCAAGTGGTCAAACTCAAGCAAACGCGGGTCGCGCTCCCCACATTTCTGACACCCCTTGTCGGCGGCGTAGCGCAAACAGAGTATCCGTGCCCGTCGGCGGGCACACCTTTTTTGTTGTGCGGCGTTCTCATGTATGCGCGGCCGGCCGAGCGTCTTGCCCTCCGGCGCTACCCAATTAGGGTCGGCGACCCGGGCGTTACGCACGCCACGGCAGTCATTGCATTCCGGTCGGTAGCCGCGGGGGTCGGAGGCAGGGAACGTGCCCCGCTTCACCTTAAGAGTGAAACGGGTCAGGTTCTTGTTCCCGCGGCAGCGCGAACAGACCTTATAACTGTTCTTGCGCAGCTTACCCGGCATCAGGTGCGGCTGTCGATGTCCTTGCCAACCCGGTTCATGTAGCCGAAGTCACCACCGCGAATCTGTGCTGATACGGAGTACTCTTCCCACATCTTGATCAGCATATTTATCGGGTGTTGGTCAGCAGCACAGGCGAGGTGCAAAACTTCTTTCGCCCCCGGCATACTGAACGGCCAGATGCGGTATATGAAGTCGCCCTCGCCTACGACATTTTTACCGGCCGATTCAGGGATAATGCGCATCCTGCCAGCTTCCGGTCCGCCAATAAATCCGACCTTTCGTCCTACTTTGATATTTTTGCTCATCCGAAACACCCTGATCCTTTTCTCTTTTTAGTTCTTACAGGCTGATTACAAAGTTCGTAGGGGACCCCGGGGTACGTGGCCCCACAGTAAAATTTTCAGTGTTACTTGGCCCCGACTCCTCCCCGTTAAGCGCTGTGACCGTCAGGTGACAGACGTGCGTGCCCTCGCCGAGCGGCGCAAAGTCCACCACTCGGCTGTGCGTACCGATGATACTGTCGAGAATCACAAACGGCTCTGCAGCGCCATTGCAGTACATACTGTAAAAGTCCAAGTCCTGCTCCAGCAACTCGTCGCCATTCTCCCACTCCGTGGGTGGTACGAATGATATTGAGAAGTCCAGCGCAAGCGTTAACGATGCCAGCAGCAACACCACCGCTGTGGCTACCACAGGTTTGTTCATAGCAGGTTCTCCATGATGCATTGATCCAACTTGCTATTGTACCATTTGCGTAAGAGCTCCTGATGCTTCGCACGGACGCTATCGGGCGCTGGGCGATATCTTGTCCGAGGTTTTGTAACACTAGCTGTAGCACTAGGTGCTATAGCACTCGGTAACTTAGTGACTATGACCGCAGCTACGGAGGCGGCTGCGAGTCCACGCAGAAATCCGCGGCGATTCACAACACCATCCAGAAGAACAGCGCCAGGCACACGATCCAGATGAAGGCTTCGAAGAAGGGACTTGGTGACTTAGTGCTAAGTGACCCTGTCACTCAGTGATACCCTTAACGGCCCACATCACGGCCTCCTCGAGTTTGGCCGCGGCCATATCTGACTCGCGTTTGCCGATGTCGAGCATGCAGTACAACTCGAAGGCCTTGTTCTTGATATTGTCGATGCGATCTTTCTCGCTGGGATTGAGTTCCCGGTACTCGGGACGGAAGGGGTTGGATCGTGGCATGATAAATGCTCCTTGGCTATTGCGTGGAAATAGGCGCTTTAACGCACCATAAGTGGGTTAAAGTACGATAAATCAATCACTATAGTGATCTGGGCGTAAATTTTTGTTAGAAAAATATAGCGTTTTTCTAACAGATTTCTGTCATTACAGAAATTACTGAAAGGACAGACTTATTCCCGGACGACCAGCGTCGTAGAATGGGGCTATCATACCTGACGGGGATATCATATGCAAATGTGGAAAAAAGTGACGACCAGCAGGTAGGGGTGGTACTAAGTGACTCCGTCACTTGGCACTTCGTGACTGAAAACTCAGTCACTAAGCGCCGAGAATCTGAACCATCAGACTGCCAAGGAACCTTCCCAGCCTGACAGAAATTCTAAGCGCTTTAATGACTTAGGGTCAAGAGCGAAGTGACTCAGTTCCTGAGTTACTTGGTGACACAGTAGTACTACGTACTACCGAACCAAAAACAAAACGACTGCTTACGCAGTCGGTGCCTAGAGCTCAGTGTCTTTAACGTAAGTGGAGTACATCATGAGCATCTACACCGTGTTAGCTTCGATGGGCATCGAGATCGACGGCGAGATCGTGGACATCCAAGAGATGGGCGAGTACGGCACGTTCGACGACGCCATGCGCGCATGCGTCGAGTTCTGGAACACGTCGGACGCCATCCATCCTGACATCGGCAGCTGGGTCGAGTCCTCCAAGGGCGACACCAAGTACTACCCTGAAGACTACTGTCTTCAGGACGGTGTGCTCGTCATTGGCCGCACCAATGACTCGCAAGAAGCCGAAGACCATGCCGAGTTCCTCGCCATGTCCTACGGCGCACCGTTCTAGTCACCATCTGGGCATCAACCGCTTACGCGGTTGGTGCTCAGTTCTCGGTGTCATTCACCTCAACTGGAGTAAGCCATTACACCTGACCGCAACGAGGCGTCGAAACGCTTATGCTCGCCCCTCACACTCGAAGATGGTCTCATCATCGAGCGTGCCGCTTATCGCCGCAATGGCGAGTCCCTCGCCATTCTCGCTTCCATGATCTACGCCGGCAACGCCGACGCATACATCATGAGCGAGCGCGTCGAGATTGCTGCCTGCGACCGTTGGTCAGCAGAGCAAGCTATGCGCGAAGAGCTCGAAGATCAAGAACGTTGGGATTGCCAGTACGGCTGGGATCCCGCTGACGACTGCTACTCCGAGTAGCATGCTCTGGGCATCAACCGCTTACGCGGTTGGTGCTCAGTCTTTATTGTCTTTTAACTGAAGGAGTAGCACCGTGGCACATTTCTTGAAGATCAGTAGCATCGAACTTTTCCAGTCCCCGATGCACGAAGAGAACGGCGTGTCTATTGGCGACAATGACACATACCTCTTGTCCAGGACCGCTGCCGCAGTCCTGAACAAAGCTCGCCCAGCTGGCCGCAGCTTCACTGCTAACAGCTGGACCAACAAGAAGTGGTTTGACAAGTTCGTCAAACACACTTCTTTCCGTCCTGAGTACATTCTCTTTGCCCGTGGCAAAGTGAATCAGGACCGTTGGTATGCTCGCGCCATCTCGTTCTAACCACTCGTTGGGTATCGACCGCTTACGCGGTCGGTGCCCAATGTTCATTGTCTTTCACACTGAATGGAGATAGTCATGGATATGATCACCCAAGGATTCATAGCAGCGGCCACAGTCCTGTGGCTCCTTAGCTACATTGGGTTCCGCAAAGTGTTCCACTTTGCGTTTCTGGTCGACGTTGTTTGCACCGGCACGTTCGTATTCGCCTTTGCAGGCTCATACGCCGGCATGATGACTGGCGTCATCGCCGGACTCATGGTCTCGATGTTCATCAAGACCGGTCGTGCCGTTGCCGGCTCGCTCAAGCCTTCGCTTGTGCGCGCCAAAGGCAACGTCCTCCCAACCCTCGTTTGGGTCAAGAGCTAACCCCCCGATTGGGCATCAATCGCTTACGCGATTGGTGCTCAGTCTTTATTGTCTTTTCTACAAGGAGTACAGCATGAACAGCAACGCAATGTTCCTCATTTACCTCGCAGAGCTAATTCGGATATGGCTGCGTTGGCTCATCATTGGCGCGATCATCATGGTAGTGATGTTCGGCTTTGGGCCTGCCGGCGCCTTCAGCTCTTGGTTCGCATACCACGGCTTCGTCGCTTGCGCCGGCGCCGCTACCTACACCGGCATGGTTGCCGACGTAGGCTACATGATAGGCAAGGCTGCCTATCGTGGTATCCGCAAGGGCGTAGGCTTCTTCGGTGAGCTCGTCGAGACGGCCTCGTGAGCGGCACCGAGAAGCTGATCAATGAGTCGCGTATGCGACGCATTGATCTACTCACTGAGATCGCCGGCCTTTCAGACCGTGCGCTCTCAGCTCGTTTCACCGTAGTCAACGGTGCCTACCTTGAGGTAGCCAACGATTACACTGACTACGGTGAGCCCGCCCCCCGCGAGCCGGAAGAGCTGCAACTCTTGCTGAACGCAATGGTTGCTCGGCTCGCGAGTTAACACGCCGCGTGTCCCTGCCGGTGGACAATAGCAGGGAAAGTACCCTTTCCACTCACCTTTGGAGGTGATTCATGGCTCATCAAGAGCTGCACGCTTACGTAGAGGGCACAAACCTCTACACCGACATGCGCATGCGCATAGAACTCGCACAGACTAGTCTGCGCGAGGTCATTGCCGTGGCCGGCAATTTCGACGCGGATGACCGGTTGATTCACATCAACGGTAACCCCGTCGGCATGCGCGAGCTACACAAGTGGCACTCCATACTTGGGTAGCACCCCCCATAGGCTATCCCCGGCTCACGCCGGGGGTGCCTTTACTTCAGTGCCTTTTAACCTGTCAAGGAGACAGATATGAGCAACACCCCTAAGTACGCTGTATACACCATCCGCGATCGCGGCGAAGACCAGAAGGCTTTCTGGCTGCGCATCGGCAGCGGCTTCGTGAACAAAGATGGCAGCATCAATGTTCTCTTGGACGCTTTGCCTACTGATGGCAAGCTCCACTTGCGTGTGCCGGCTCCGAAGGACGCTGAGTCCTAGCACACATATGGGTATCGGCCGCTTACGCGGTCGGTGCCCATATCTCAGTGTCACTCACAACTGGAGCTCGCTATGAGCAGTACCATTCGTTGTTACCAATGCGAACAGAAGGTCAACTACCTGTTCGCAGACAGCCGCTGCAAAGACTGCACGCGCCTCACCCCCGCTGAAGTGCGCGGTGATTTCGTCTACTGCAGTTATTGCAGTGACTTCGGCTGTCACAAGTGTGACTCCACTCAACCTAACCTCTCGTAAGGAGAACGACATGGAAATTATGTTCATCGTGTACAACATCAAACTGCACATCCGTACGGCTGCTTTTGCCTCTTACGATGATGCTGCTGCATACATACGCACCCGCTCTTATCCCAAGGGCTATCTCGTCGAAACTGTTGAGGAAGACGAAGACCTCTTCCACACCATTAACCGCTAAGGAGAACGCTATGATGAATCTCAACAACATCTCAATCAAGATCCACGGGGTCGGCCCAGGCCGACCAACCGTGTCCTTGATTCGCATCTTCCGTGACTTTCACGGATGCTCGCTCACGCAGGCCAAGGAAGTCGTCGAAGACGTGTTCCCCGTCACCGACGACGATCTCGCCTATCCCTCGATAATGCGCGTCAACCTGCTTGGTGATGACCAAGCACTCGGTCGACTCGCACACCTCGTTCATAGCTCTTCAATGTTCTCTTTCGAGCTCATTGATCGCTTGAACTTTCACGGCGCTGCCCTGAAAGCAAAAGGTTGGCTCAGCTGAACCTTGCAGGCATTCCACGGCTTACGCCGTGGGTGCCTGTACTTCAGTGTCACTCATCACAAGGAGACAGTAGTGATTACAGTAGGCAACAAGCGGCATGGTGCAACCGGTGAATACATCGGTCGGCCTTCGCCACTCGGCAATCCATTCCCGGCAGGGCCGGTGCATGGTACCCGCGATGAAGTCATCGCTAAGTATCGCGCATGGCTGACTGACATCTGGAATTCAGGTGGCCTGAATCCTCAGATGACAGAACTGTTCAGACTCGCGGACCTCGCCCTGGCGGGCGACGTCACGCTCGTATGCTGGTGTGCCCCTAAAGCATGCCACGGTGATGTAGTTAAGGAGTTCATTGAGCTCATCAACAAAGGGAGACCCGCAGCATGAAGATCGTTCGTACGAGCCCGTTCTCGGGCGAAACAAACGTCATGGAGATCGATGTGACACCTAGCCAGCTTACAGCTTGGCAGAATGGCACACTGATCCAAAACGCCATGCCGCACCTGTCGGCAGATGAACGTGAGTTCATCATGACCGGCATCACTCCAACCGAATGGAATGAAACATTCGGTTGATCGCAATGCAGGTATCCACGGCTCACGCCGTGGGTGCCTGTACTTCAGTGTCATTAACAAAGGAGATTGACATGACTGATTACTATGCTGGCATTGGTTCCCGTCAGACGCCCATGAACACGCTCATCATGATGCGCGAGGCAGCAACAAGCCTCGAGATCATGGGCTTCAAACTGCGCAGCGGTGGTGCTGCTGGCGCAGATTCAGCCTTCGAGCAGGGCGTCACGAACCCAGATAATATGGACATTTATCTGCCGTGGTCTAGCTTCAACAAGAACCCTTCATCTCTGAGTGTAATTTCAGGTGAAGCGTTCGTTATGGCTTCGCAGTTCCACCCTGCATGGGAGCGTTGCAGTGTTGCCGCGCGAAAGTTCCACGCTCGGAACTGCTACCAAGTGCTTGGCTTCACGCTTGACGTGCCGGCCATGTTCGTTATCTGCTGGACCCCCGGTGGCGCTATAACTGGCGGCACTGGCCAAGCGTTGCGTATCGCGCAACACCATAACATCCCCATCATCAACCTCGGTGATGGAGACTGGAAGCTTGACGATATCATTCAAGCAGTCGAAGGCATTCACATGTCCGCAGACCAAGCTTCCATCACCAAGCACGTTCCGTTCTAAGGAGAGCGCTTTATGATCCATAAGACCGGCGATATGCTCGCCAACCTCGTTAGTGGTGACATCTATCTCGTCACCACTAACAGCTACATCCGTAAGGATGGGGCTCTCGTCATGGGTCGCGGTGCTGCCAAACAGCTCGCGACCATGTTCCCCCGCATACCGTATCTCCTCGGCGATCGCATCGATCACCTCGGAGAGTACAACGTCGGTGTGCTGACGCAAACCAACGAGCCGTTCCTGTCGTTGGGAGCGTTCCAAGTGAAGTTCCATTTCGGCGATGCCGCCGACCTGGAACTCATCACTCGGAGTCGCGATGAGCTCCATAAACTGGCCTGTGAAGATGGACGTGTATTCCACGTCAACTTCCCCGGCATTGGCAATGGTCGTCTGAAGTACGACGACGTGTTGCCAATCATGGAAGACCTCCCAGACAACGTGTGTGTCTGGACATTTGCGTAAGGAGAACGACATGATCGCTGTACCAATCAAGGAAGACTACACTATGGCCCGCGCCCCATACTGGGGCTGGCTCATAGCCATTATCGTAATGAACGCAATGCTGCCATATGAAGCAGGCATCCTCGCTATATTTCTGCTGGTCGGTCTTGTGTTTATCACATACGTTCGAGTGAAGAACATAGGGTGGCATGGAGCTTGGACGCTCTGCTTATTTCTCCCGTTCTTCAGCTTCTTCATCGGCTTCTTCCCTAGTAAGAAGCCGCTGTCCCTCGTAGGGGAACGCTTATGAGCATGCAGCTCGTTCACACTTCCTACCACGTCATTCGTGACGTGGATGGGAAGGTAATGCTCACCACTCACGATTTCCATCTTGCAAAGATGACGCAAATCGACCTTTGGATTCACAGCATGGCGTGTCATATCGACACGTCCACTTGGCACAGAGAGGTACCATCATCATGAAAATCTTTATTACGCTCGCTACGCTCGCGCTCTTTACCGTTGTAGTGCCACCGGCTCACGCCGGTGACGCAACAATTCGGCTGCAAGAAATTACAGCCGAAAGTTGCGCAGTTGCTGTTGTCCTGGACGGACAACATCAACACTACAACTGGTTCGCTGCGCGGTCCGGGTTTAACGAGAAGCTGTTTGATCTGCTGCTCGAATTCACAATCGAAGATCTCACTGACGCGAGACTTCGTCTTTCAACCTCCGATTCGAATCATCGTGAGGCTGAAGAGTGCATAACCCTGAAGACCGAACTTGCAGGGTAATCCCTGCAAGAAAGAAGGTAGGTATCCACGGCTCACGCCGTGGGTGCCTATTGTTTTGTGAACCAATAACCAGAGGAGAATTATATGGTTCTAAAAACGGTGTCTGTTGATTCAGGCACAGACAAGCAAGTCGCCTTCATGAAGAATGAAGCTGCGCGGAAATGGCCCTCAACTGCTGATCCGCTAGACATCATTCTTAAGATCGAAGAAGCGGCATGCAGGTACCTTGAACGAACGCAATACGTCCCACCGGACGAGCGTGAGTTCATTTCTTGTTACATTAACATTCGCTTAAATGGAGAACATCATGTTCAACGAAAACACAGCAGTACCCGACGCGCCGGCCGGCGAGTCAGAAATGGATCGCGGCGCCCCGTCCACGATCGTGGCACAAGCCGCCTCGGAGATCATCCCGGAGCCAAGTGTCTCCTCGATCGCTCCTCTTCCATGGTACCTCGACATGAAGTACCAGTGGACACCGAATGCGAACGGTGGGAACCGCTTAGTGCCGCAGGACAATTACGTCCGTGACGTACTTGTCGAAGGCGACCTGATCATCACCGCGGCAGCGAAGGATTTCGTTGCCAAGAACAGCGGTGACATGATCGCAGCGAAGCTGCACGTTAAGGCCAAGATCGATGAAATGCAACGGCTTAACGGCATCTTCACCAGCGGTATCGAAGGCAAGCATGTCCTTCGCGACCAACTCGAACGACTTGTGCTAGCGCGCAAGATCGTCGGCTCATCCGAGATGAGCATGCAACACCGTCTCACGAATGCGAGACTGCATGGTTGGGATCTCGAGAAGTCCAAGCAGTACGATGGCTACAAGTCAGCCAAGGAAGCCCGCGATCGCTGGGCGGCTGAAGCTTGCTTCTTCGAGTACGTGGTACGCGAACTGACCGACGGTGAGATCATTCACAATGACCTCGCCGCGCAGATCGCAACGCGCGTAGGCTATCTCATCAAAGATGAGGCCTACGAAGAAGGTCGCAACGTCCTTAACCCGAAACCTCGGGTTCAGGAAGGCGTAGCTCAGCCCGAAATGAGCAAGGAAGAGATGCGCCTTGCTACGGCATAGTCTCTGGTGGTACGTACATTGTACGTACATCTTGGGGAGTGGGCACTTCGGTGCCTGCTTCCCTTTTTTTGCTCACACAACGGGTGCCTAGCACCCTTTCTTTTTCTCAACTAACCCGGAGGATTAACCGGCCCGCGCTTATGGATAATTCTTTCATCGATTACGAAACCTTCTGGGGCGTGAAGTACAGCCTCCGTGCCCAGGGCATGTCCTATACTGATTACATCCTCGACGATCGTTTTCAGATTCATGGCGCCAGCGTCGCCGTGAATAAGGACACCCCTGTTTTTTTACGCGGAGATGACCTAAAGGCCTGGGTCAGGGAAATCTCCCAGCGGGAGATGCAACTCGTCTGTCACAACAACCTGTTTGATGGCTTCATCACCAGTTGGGTGATGAAGGCTCGTTTTACTCGCTATTTCTGTACGCTCGCCATGGTCGACGCGCTCTATCAAGGAGCCATCGGCCGCGGTCTGGACGAATGCATGAAGATGTTGCTCGGCCGCGAAGGCAAGAGCGACATCCTAGCTCGAACAAAGAACAAACGCTCCGAGGACTTTACGCCCGAAGAGTGGCACGACATGGCTCTCTACGCGAATGAGGATCTGGCGTCAACGCAAGATCTTTTCTATCAGTATAGTGGGTGCTTACCGCAACTCGAACACGACATCATGGACACCGTTCTGCGGATGTTCATAGAGCCCAAACTGGAGTTTGACGAACCCACTCTATTGAAAGCCGTGAAAGAAGCCGATGACGACCGCAACCAACGGATCCTGGCCGCGGTCAATCGGGGAGCAACTTTGGAAATACTCAAGGGCAACAAACTGTTTCCCGAGTTCTTACGTGAACGTGACATCTACGTGCCGATGAAGCCTAACCCCAAAGGCATCATGATCCCCGCGTTTGCGAAAACAGATGTTGGCTTCCAACAAATGCTCGAGAGCAAAGACGACGAGATCAGAGACCTAGCCCAAGGCCGGCTAGCTGTGAAAAGTACGCAGGCCACGACACGCGCGTACCGATTTAAGAAACTGCACGATCTGATCGGCCTGTTCCCCGTCGCATACAACTACGCTCGAGCTCACACATGGAGACTGTCTGGCGCCAATAAAGTCAACGCCGCGAACCTCAAACGTAAGAGCCTTCTCAGGCTGTGCATTGTCGCGCCCGACGGCTCAAGACTCGGGGTATCAGACGCCTCACAAATCGAGTGCCGTGCGGATGGCTACATTGCAGGGCAAGAAACTCTCCTCCAATTGTTCAGAGACAAGAGAGATCCCTACAACGATATGGCCTCTGACATCTTCGAGAAACCCATCGATCGGAAGGGCAATGCAGATCACTTCTTCGAAGGGTTCCTCGGAAAGACTGCTGTGCTCGGTCTTGGATTCCAGATGGGAGGAGACAAATTTAAGTGGACTGTGGAGACCAAGGCTAAGGTCGACCTCGAGATAGACATCGACTACGACTTGGATGAAGCACATCGCGTTGTCTCAGTCTACCGAGGAAAGAACTGGAAGATCGTCAAATTCTGGGGCCACTGCAAGAACATGCTCTACGATATGATTCGCAACCGTGACTCCACTTGGTATTACCCTGATGGCACGCTCGAAATACGCGGCAAGGAAAACAAAATCTATTTCCCCAACGGCACCTTCCTTTACTATCCGATGCTAGCGTATGATGACGGCCAGTTCACATATATAGTGAAACAAGGCAGCCGATACGTTAATAAGAAGATCTACGGTGGCCTGCTCTGCGAGAACATCGTACAGCACTTCGCCAGGAACATTACTTCTGCCCACATGGTTCAGATTTCGAAACGCTACCCGGTCGTCCTACACACCTACGACGAGAATGTGGCATTGATTCCTGAGACCGAGGCAGAAGAAGGCACTCAATGGATGATAGACCTTATGAAGGTTCCGCCTGCATGGGCGGCTTCCATTCCTTTAGACGCAGAGGGCGGTCACGCCCGGGAGTATTCGAAATGAAAGAGCTACTTGCAGGACTATCAGTACTTTGTATTTGGGTCGGTGGCCTCGCAGCATGGATAACCGCCATCATTCATACAGCCAAGAACGACATGATCGCCATGCTGATCATCGACCTCATAATCCCGCCAGTGGGTGTAGTCCACGGCGTCATCATCTGGTTCTCCTGATGATTTGCTACAAGGATCAGGGCTGGTGCTCCAGCTCTGATTCATGCAAAAACGTGGAGTGCTTCCGGAATTACACCCCGGAAGAACATCAGCGCAATATAAATGGCGTGAATCTTCCTATTTCAGAGGGAGACTTCAAAACAGAGGAATGTGGCTATGAGCTTCGACTTCAGCCGGGTGACGGCGAAAGATCAACCTAGGAATAACGCAGAGCTCTCAGTAGATATCGAGTCATTCGGTATCGATCAGGGAGCCCCGATAGTTACCATCGGTGCTGTCTTATTCGATCCCTACGCAAACGACTCGAGTGAAGAGCTCGTTCGCCGCTCGATATTGATTCGCATCGATATCAGCGATACTCTTAAGTACGCCACCAAGATCAATGGCGGCACGATGCGGTGGTGGTTCGAGCAAGATGATTCAGCGATCAAGGCACTGGTCGGTGACGCTCTCTCGGCGCAAGAAGCACTCACCAAACTATCGAGGTACTGCAATGAGCGCGGCAAGTTCATGGCGAAAGAATTTTTCGACGATATCTGTGACTTTCCTAAGACCTCACGATACTGGGCCAAGGATCCAGACTTTGACTTGCGCCTACTGCAGTACTACTACGACCACCCCAAGCTTAGTGCCAAGCAGCCTTGGAAGTTCTGGGAAGGCCGTTCGGTGCGAACAGTGCAAGATCTTGCATGGCCTGAAGGCGGGCTGGAACGTCCCGATTTCGAGGTACCAGGTGTTGCGCACGATGCCTGTTGGGATGCAATCACCCAAGCCATGACGGTCCAAGCCGCAATGCGCCGGCTCGGCCTATCACGCGACCAAGACGTCGACTTCAAGAACTGGGAAGGCAACGAATGAGAACCGCGACGTACATCGGCGATGGTGTCTACGCCACGAAGCACAGCTTTGGCATCGTCCTGACGACTGGACATCACCAAGAATCCGAAGCCGACAACACCATCGTACTCGAGAACAACGTGTACGATTCTTTTACCAAGTGGGTAAATAATGGTTGTCCAGACTACAACACCGGCGAAAAGTACGCCGACATTTAGGTCCAAAAAAAGTGGACCTGGACCCACCGTACCCCTCTCTCTAAAAAAGACATAGCCACATTCATACACATGTTTTATAGAGACCCCAAGGTAAAGAAAAATATGGACCTAGTGGACCTAAGCAACTTAGTCCTTACAACTCAGTAACTTAGCGACCAAGTTTTGTGGACCTAAAAGTGGACCCCCTGGCAAAAGGTCCAAAAAAATATGGACCCTGGGAAAATATTCCCAGAAAGGAGAATACAATGAGCATTTACCGTTTCGTCCTCGATGTCGAGGAGGAAGGCTTCAGGTGCGACCGAATGGAGGAATACTGGCCCAATCATGTAAACCAAGATCGGGAAAAGATCAGCTACCTCTGCAAGGTCACGACCATCGACGAAGCTGATCTGCCGCGCGATACCACTATGTTCGATGCGGTCTTCACCATCCACCACCAGCCGGGTAGCTTCAAGATTGACTACCACGAAGATAACCCGGACTGGACCACCATCACCGAGGGGTTCAATGCACCACACTACCTGATGGACACCATGAAGCATTATCTGGCTCTCGAGTATGAGGCCGGCTTCCGCTTCGTTCACTTGGAGGCAATAGCATGAAACAGGTCGTACACATCGATACTTTCAGCGGGCACAAGCGCAAGACCGACATCGAAGACTTCATCTCCGAGTCGACTGAGCCTGATCAGCTTGACTATAGCGGAGCAGTTGAGAATGCACGGTCGCATGCCCGTGAAGTGGCCGAGATGCTCGGCCGGCTGTGTCAGGTGCTCAGCGAGAAAGGGCTGCTGACTAACAACGAGCTGCTTGAGATTGGCAACGGCCATAAGTTCAGATCAGTTCACTTTGAAGAAGGAGAGTTCTAATGCATATCGTAAAGAAGTGCCCGCAAGACTATAAAGGCCCGACCTTGAATGACCTCAGGATCGGCGACATTTTCCAGAGCAAAGTCATTTGGCCAGAGAAGACGTTCATGTGTACTTGGCATAAAAAGAAGGATCGGATCGCGTTCACTTGCCTCGGCTCAACTGATAAGAACGAAGGTGAGTGTGGACAGATGTTCTCGGTGATAAGGACGAACGTTGAGAAAGAACCCGGCAGGTATCCTGTAGAGGTTTTCCGTAGCGCAGCAGTTTGCCTGGATGGTGAAGCATGAAAATCATCGAAGCTAAATGCCCCGCACACCTTGCGCTCAGCCGTATCGCGGAAGGCGGCACGCTGCGATTCAAGGCAATCCTGAATACGAAGCACAAGGACGATGACGTCTTCATAGTCAATGAGGTGTGCAGCTCGTACCGGCCGAAAGATACTTATGGCAAAGACAAATGCACCGGCAAGATGGCGATCACCAATCTTCGTACTGGTGCGCTGTGCTACGCCGACAAGAGCCGGCCAGTCTACCCGGTAAACGCGGAGGTACGAGAGTTATGAGCACTAACTACTATTGGATCATCGAGGAACCAGCACCCCCCGACGTGAGGTTACCCTCTGGCGAGTACGTCGTAGCCAGCACACCGACAATAGATACGTATGACGTACATATCGGTAAGCGTTACGGTACACCCGACGGCTGTAGGTTCATCTGGGCTATCCAGCCGAAAGTTATGCTGCGCCGCTTCGAGATAATGGCGAAGCAGTACAACAACGAAGATGAGATAGTAATCATCGACGAGTACGGACGTAAACTCTCTTGGGCAGACTTTGAGGTGGTCTTGTATGACTGCTCCGCATGGGAACTGACCAACATTGGATCGAGGTTTTGCTAGTGACAAAGCTTATCGCGTATAGCGGTCTCACATTCTTTGGCGCTCTGTTAATAATGATCGCCCTTTTTTCTTACTTGGGATATTAACGATGAAATATACATTCCGTGGCAATGTCGTCTTTGAGTACGACCCGGAGACGAAACAGATGAGCGCTGGTGAGGTATGCAGCGATGGCTTCGAGACGAACGTGTTCAACTTTTGCGGGTTTATCCCTGACGACTTCAAGCTATTTTCTGAGTTTTTCAGGCGAGCCCATCGCCATGCGACTGGTCAGCTTAACGCAGCCGATCTCCCTGACATTGAGGTGAACTGATGGAATGGGACACTTACACGACGCAAGACATTCGCGAGATTATGAAGACCAAAGAAAAATGGGAAGCCCTTGAGCACGATAAATGGAAGCTGCTTTCGTTCTCGGAAAACGAAGCCCGCTTCGGTTGGTTAGATCGAAATTTGCAGTACACGAAGTACATAACCGTCAGAACCGAACAGGCCAAATTCTTTAGAGGAGTAGAACCTGATGTCCTTGACATGTTATAGCTTAATGCTGTTGCTCATTTTTTTGTCCGCTATAGGCGTGAGCTTGGTCATGTTCTGGTTTGCAGACCGACTTCACGATGACGATGGGTGGTGATATGGGCGACGTAGTTGAATTCAAAAAGTCTAGAAGAGACATACAACACGTTGATTCTTCTACGATTGTTGAGAAGATTGAAATGACGCCCGAGCTGAAGAAAGAGTTCGAAGAGCTCGGGTACACTGTTGATAAGGAGACGAGAAATGAAGACACAAAGAACACTAGTTGAAGGCACCATGTTCGTATTCGCCAAGGCGAAGAGCGAATACGAGCTCGATAACCTTGAGCCTGGCGATCTGCCATTCAAGTACGAGCTGAAGTCGTATGACTATGGCGATGAGGACTGCGTGCGGCTGCACGAGTTTGCAGTCAGCGATTACGTGCCTGATGGCATCGATATCACGCTCAAGTGTATTGAGAACCTGAAAGAGCAGATCACTGTGATTGAGGAAGATGCCAAGAAGGCGGTCAAGAAGCTGGAAGACCGCATCAAGGCGCTGGCCCTGATCGAATACAAGCCGGAACCGATCGATGGATGATCACACGCTGGCACAGATAGCAGTAACTGTGGCAATAGTTGCCCTTGCCTTCGTTCTTTTTGTTGCTGCACAGCCTCAACCTTGCCCTGAAGTACCAGCAAGGCCCATAAGCTTGCCGGAGAAGTGCCGGCATCTGACCGAGGAAGAATGGATGGACTGCATGGGAGTAGGTCGCAAATGAAACCTAAGATTCGACTCGGCGCAATCATTACGCTGCTGGAATTAGGGGTCGTGTTCATCCTGAAACTGCTCTCGCACAAGGAGCAGAAAAAACAAAAACCCCGTGCAAGTCAAGCACTTAGAGTCCGTGGGAAACCCGTTGTAAAGGTAGAGCCACCACGGTATGATGGTAAATCCACTCAAGGATCCCCAAATGCAACTTACCTTCCTCGAAGCGGAAGTCCCGCTGACAAAGAGCTACGAGAAAAAACAGGATGGTTCCTACAAAGGTGGTGGCTATCCCGGCGTGACAAACTTCACAAGTCACGTCGAAGAAGTAGATTCTATTGCTAGATTTGCGACAGCGTTGGAGTCACATGCGACCACTGGCCACTGCCTCCTCACAAACAGCCTGACGGAACAGATCACGAACGCGAGCCGCCGGAGACTCTCTGATAAAGACGAGCTGCGACGATGGATCGTGCTCGACATCGATGGTGTTGAAGGCGTCACATCGATAAAAGAATTCGTCGACAAGATGCTGCCCGTGGCATTCCACAACGTATCATATGTGGTACAGCATTCACCTTCGTCGGGGATCAAACATGGCGTACGAGCGCACTTGTTCTTCATGCTCGAAGATGAGGTAGACGTCAAGTCAATTTCCAGCTGGCTGAAGTACACCAACTTAGCCACTGAGCTACTTAGCGACCAGATCACCCTGTCGAAAAACTCGATGGCACTGAGCCTCAAGCTCGATTGGGTAGCCAACAATAATGGGCGCATCATCTACATCACTTCCCCAAAATGTATAGGATTCAGTGACTTAGTGACCGAACGCATCAAATGCGTCGTGCAAAAATACGACACTTTGTCGTTCAACTTCAGCGCAATCGGTGCAGCGCAGATGCGTGCCAAGTATCGCGCGAAGCTCACAGAACTCCGCGCAGACGCCGGTCTGTCAGTATCGAAGAAGCAGGAGTTCTTCCGGATTCTGGATGATGGTAAGGAAGCTGTGCTCGACGAACTGGTTGAGCCTGGACGCATCACCAGCTGGGAAGCTGACAATGACTTGTTCATGCGCTGCAACATCGATGGTGGTGACTCGTTTGGTTACTACTATCATCGCAATAATGCGCACTACCTCCATAATTTCAAGGGTGAACCAGCAGTTCGCCTCTCTCTGTTCGACCCTGAGTTCTTCAAGAACGTCGCAGAGCCCGATCTGGTAACGTGGAAAGCGAAAGACATACAGCCGTTCGTGTTCTATGACCGCATGGTCGACAGGAAGTACATGGGCCTGCGCAAGGGCGACGAGATCATCGCACAGCCGATGGCGGTTGGAGCTAAGGACTCGCTGGAGGACTACTTCCTCTTCAACAACGGCATGGTGCCTTCACCGATCCCCCCGTACGAGAAGATCTTCGACCCCACAGTCGATGAGCAGTTGCCTGAAGGCGAGACACTGGTCTTCAACACATGGCGTCCTAGCAAGTACATGAAGGATTCGTTCACGCGCTCGACCAAGCCAACGATCATCGATCGCATCATCAGGCATGTCACCGGGGACGATCAGGAAACGTACGACTACTTCATGAACTGGATCGCGTGGATCTACCAGAAGCGCACCAAAACCTGCACTGCATGGGTGCTTCATGGTGTGCCTGGTACCGGTAAAGGCCTGCTGTACAACAACGTGCTCGCTCCTATCTTCGGCCGCGACTACGTCGCGCAGAAGCAGATCGGCGACGTCGCAGAGAAATTCAACGCATGGATGGAGCGTTGCCTCATCCTCAATATCGATGAGACGAACTTCGCCGACACAGGCCGAGGCGAATCAAAGGTCGTCGGCAAGGTCAAGAATTGGATCACTGAGCCTGAGACGTCTATCCGCGAGATGGGCGTCACTGCATTCAGCCGGCCGTCGTATACGAACTTCATCTTCACAACCAACGACCTCGCCATGCTACCGATCCAAGAAGGCGATCGCAGATTTAATGTAGCCCCTAGACAGGAGCATCCGCTAGCGATCACCGAGGAGGAGGTCGATTTGATCTCCACGGAGTTGCTGCATTTTGCGCAGTACCTCAATAACTACGAGGTCGACTACCTGAAAGCACACCGTACACTCGAGAGCTTGGCGAAAACTGACCTCCACGAGGCAACGCTTAGCTCTATCGACGGATTTTTCCGCGCCGCCCGGGAAGGTGACTTGCAGTACTTCATCGACGGGCTCCAAGAGGACAGCGAGCAGTACAGCTCGATACCCAAGTTCAAGGAGGCTGTGGAAGAATGGGTCAAAGATCTCAAGGCAGGACGCGAGAGCGCAGTCACTGAACAACAGCTCAAGCACGCACACATTGTCATGTGTCGTGACCGCAGCATGAAGCTCAACGCATTCATGTCTATGTGCAGAAAACGTGGCTTTGCCCCTGCGCGACGACGACAGGACGAGCACCGCTGGAGAGGATGGAGCATTGAATGGCAGATGTCACAGGAGGAGCTGCGAGACCTGAAAGCGCATCTCACCGTCGTTCCCAAGACCCAGGAACAGCTAACCGAAGAGATCAAAAGCGATCTCTAAATTTACCTTGCGAGCCCTCGAAAGCCCCCCTATTATAGAGGTATGGATTCCGTGCAACTCACCTTAGATTTCTTCATCCCTGAAGCTCTACCCATAGAGGATATTGATGATTTCGTTGCTGTCGTACGCAAAGTGATCGACAAAGAAATTGGTGAGATCGACTACATGGTTGAGTCTGTCATTGGGTACGATGTATCCGTTGAAATTCAAGACAACTAGGTCGTGCAACGGTCCTTTTCAGCGCGTGGGACAATCGTTGCTTCATCCTCACTAATTGACTTCGTTAAAGCTGAACACAACGCATGGGCAGATGCTATGTTGGGACAAGGTTTTGGAGTGCCCAACGAGTACCGCAATGCACTAATAACAGGAGACGCCAAATGGCAAGTTCCGAACAAGAGCACCCTTATTATTACCCTGCCGGAGTCCCAATAACGCCCCAAGCTCGACGCTTCGGGTTTGTTTTCGCAGTCTACGTAGCAGACGAAGTCTGGAGAGACATCTGTGTTTGGTCCTCGGGACCTTCACGGTACAACACCAACACAGACAAACGGATCCATGAGTTATTGACGCGCTGCTACGAGGGCATGAGTAAGAAGCTCGCTGTACGGGACGACTTCGTAGCTTATGAGTTCAAAGTGTGGGCATGGCGGCGCGACCACCCACAAGCAAAAAAGAAAGGCCGCTTTCGTCTTGGAGCACGCTTGTTTCTAACTCCAGAGACCGGAGCACCTTGGTTGTTTATCTATGATCCAAAAGTAAACTCACTCTCGGATCTTAAAAAGGGGAATGCCCCAGAGGAAATAGAAGAATGAAATACACGATGATAGCTCTACTGCTCTTTGCACTCCCGGCTTTTGCTGGGCCGAAAGACAAATGTGACGACCCCAAGCCGAACAAGCATGTCTCGTACGAATGCCTGGATGGAATACTTGACGGTGTAGTCGGTCAACCGGGACCAGCAGGACCAATGGGACCAGCCGGCGCTGATGGTGCAACTGGCGCGATTGGTGCAACTGGCGCGACTGGTGCTGCAGGCGTTGATGGCGTTGACGGTGCAACTGGCGCGACTGGTGCTGCAGGCGCCGATGGCATCAACGGAACCAACGGTGTCGATGGCATCAACGGAACCAACGGTGTTGACGGTGTTGACGGTGTTGATGGTGTTGATGGTGTTGATGGCCGCGATGGTATTAATGGAATCAATGGACGCGATGGACGCGATGGCGTTGTACCGAATGATTGGTACGAGCAACTCAACAGTTACGGTGAGTACCTCGCTGCCACAGAGGCCATTCAAATTCATCTACCTGATGACGCCACATCACGCGTCACCTTTGGCGTAAGCCATGTGGACGGCGAGAACGGTTTCGGTCTCGGCTACGCATACAGATGCCATGACTGCGAACGCGACCTTGCCCTCACAATTGGTGTTGGTGCAAGTGGTGACGAAGTTGCCGGTAAAGCAAGTATCGGCTGGGAGTTCTAAAATGTTTGATTTCATCATGTCGATAGTCTATCTCACGTTTTGGTCGTGGATAGTTCTCGGCGCCGGGATCCTCGCCTATCCAACAGTCTTGCGGCTGAAAGAGCGCAAGGACGAGTTTGGCTGGGTCGTGAAGGTCCCGGTCTATGTCCTCTTCACCGCAGCGATCATCGCAGATGTCATTTTCAATGCGATAGTCGGTTCGATACGGTTCTGGGAGCTGCCGAAAGAATGGCTGTTCACCGCCCGCTTGAAACGACATTGGTATAGCGATAACCCGAAGCAGGTAGCCCGGGCAACCAAATGGGTGTGGAGGGTCAATCAGATCCACGAGGGTCACATCTGAATGATCAGGCTGTTGCCTGTTCTCTTCCTTTTGAGCTGCTCCTCTATATCACCGAGGCTAAATTATATAGAGGAGCGCTTCAAAATCTTCGTATCTGACTGCCGTCTCATGGATGGCCACCTTTACGTCCCGCGGCGGCGAGTGTCAAATGCACCGCCAACCCCGTGGGAAATGACGGATGCTATCTGCTGGTACGACGACGACACACCCACCAGAAGGATAATAATATGAAAGACATTACTTCCTGGTCGTTCAGCCGACTCAAGGACTTCGAAGCCTGCCCACTGAAAGCGTACGTCAAGTACGTCGAGAAACGTCCGGACACAATGGACAAGACCGCGGCAGATCGTGGCACGATGATACATGATGCGTGCGAGAAGTTTGTACGTGGTGAGGGCGAGTTCATTGCAGAGATGCATCGCTTTCGCGATTATTTCGCAGAGCTGAAACCGAAGTACGAGGCCGGCGACGTGGAGCTCGAAGAAAACTGGGGCTTCACTCTCGATTGGGAGATCACCGGCTGGTGGGACGACGACATCTGGTGTCGTATGAAGCTCGACAACTTCACCGTGGATGAGCGCGACGAACGCGGCCACGTCATCGTAGCCACACCAACCGACTACAAATCAGGAAAGAAGTATGGCAACGAAGTCACTCACTCCCAGCAAGGGCAGCTCTATGCCCTCGGATCGTTCCTTCGGTACCCAACGCTGGAAGTGGCTAATGTGGAACTCATCTATCTGGACCAAGGACAGACCACCAAGCGTACTTACACCCGGGAGAAAATCATGTGCTTCTTCAAGCACTGGAATGACCGGGGCAAAAGAATGACTGAGGCGGAGGACTTTCCGCCCAAGCCAAACAAGATAACCTGCATGTGGTGTCCGTTTGGTCCCCAGCATGGCGACAAGTCGTGCGAGTGGGGAGTATGAACTATGGCAGATCTCGGGATGGAACTGGTGGAAGCGCCGGTGTTGAAGTTCCTGGCTGCAAGTCGTGGCGATGTAGCGTTGATCAGCGAAGAAGTCACGGCGGTACCCCCGCATGGTGCGGGGGTCTTATTTATGGTGGTAGCTACGGACGTTCATCCAACGTCGGAAGAAGCCCATTTCGCCGGGAAGGCTACCGTACTATGGCGACCCTAGCAGCGTGGTGTAATTAGCGGGTAAACGAGTTTTCGGTCTCAAATCCAAAGGCTGTATTTGAAAAAACCGTTCAAATTTTAGGTGCGGGTGTGAGGCGAATATTGGCTTAAGTCGCTGCGGACTGTAAATCCGTAATCTGCTAGACAGGGTGATGGTTCGATTCCATCCGCACCCACCAAATTGGCGAATAGCTCAGCTGGTTAGAGCACCGGTCTGATACGCCGGCGATTGAGGTTCGAGTCCTTGTTCGCCAACCAAATGAAACGATCCGCTTAGTACAAGGCGGAGACATAGGTGCAGCGGTGACGAAAAAGTAGCCGTAATGCGTAATCCAACCCCGGCCGGGCGCCGAAAGTGCCGGGGAGCTAATCCGTACCCAGAATGGGTACAAACATACCCAAATAGTAGGTGGAATCAACCTACATTTAGGTATGACCCAATGAACCCTAGTGTGGGCTCTCTACTAAGCAAATGAGGAATAAGACAATGGCAAAGATGCTAATGGGTCAAATCGACCACGCACGTAACCGACTGACTGCTATCTCGAAAGAGAAAATCGGACCGTCACCAACAAGACCGAAGCAGCTCGACGTCGACGATCTCAAGAAAGCTCTTCGCGCTGGAGACATCACTGTATCCCCCGCAAAGATGAAAGCAGCGTTCAATTCTTGGGTCGTAGGCGAAGAAATCACCACGGTGAACTGCTCTACGAATTACCACTACGGTGGCCGGTCAAACACCTACACGTACACCATCGTGCAGGAGAAACCCGGTAGCCTCGAGGAGTACATCGCGGCGTTGTTCTACGACAAGCCGAATGCTGCCGAGATCAAGCGCTACACGAAGGACACGGAAACCTTTGAAGCTCGCACTGCGATCGTCACTGTTGAAGCGACGAAAGTCGAGGACGCGATCGTACTCGGAGACCAGCAAGCTGCGCTCATCGCGCTGCAAGCATTCGCTGCGTTTGAGGTGTAGTCATGGGTACTCGAAGCCTGATACATTTCCACGAGGAAGGGAAAAACGCATGAGATTCATAGTCGAAGGGCGACGCTTCAAAAAGCATCTGCACGCGATCACGTTCGCAAGACATCTGGCTAAGACCCAGGATCGCGCTGTAGATGTGAAGGCCGACATCTCTACTACGGTGGAGAAGGTCGAACGCAAGTGGCTGGCAACGATGCACCCCCCGGGTGTGAAGCGCACGTTGTCGACCCCTCTTGTTATACCGCAGAAAGAAAAATCCGCGGTATAAATCACGCAGGATTCCACCAACCTGTTCCCACAAACAAAGGGCTCTGGCCCTAAAAGTTGCGGTATAAATCATGAGTATCGACTATTGCGGCGAGTGCGAATGCATCGTCGAAGGCAACACAGTGCAATGCCCGTGCTGCGGTAAGGACCACCTGTGCCCTTATTGTGGTGAGCCCGCCAGCGGGCTTGCCGAAGATGATCCAATGGAGGACCGATGAAGTACAACATCTTCTACTACATGACATACCACACGAAGATCGAGGGCATTGAGGCTGATTCTATGGAAGAAGCCGTAGCTAAAGGGCTAGACGACGCCTTCCAAAATGGTCACGAAAACCGAAACATTGACTTTGCAGAGGAATGCACCGGCGCCCTCGTCGACGTTCAGGGAGACCCCGAATATACACAGTCAAGGCTCTTCGACCAAAAGGAGGTTTATGATGCAGAAGGTGATTAAGTTCGGCGACATGACCATAACAGACTTACCCAGCGGCCGTGTTCATTTCGACTACGGACTCCGCATGGGCAGTGAGACATTCCCTAACCGTAGGGAAGCCTGTGAAGTCCTCGATAAGTGGGCCGACACGCGCCTGAACATAGTCTCGAAAGAGCTGGAAGCAATATGCAAGCTCAAGCGATTCACAAGACGGGGGACGATGTAGTGGGTGTGCTCAGAGCTGACAGCCCGGGCGACCCGTCGTGCAGCGATTACACGCTCGACTGTAATGCAACCAGCGTGTGGATCACCATAGGTAACTTGAGCGTCTACGTCATGCGCACCGATGAAGGTGTAGCCGTGGACCTCATACCGAAAGGGAAAGAATGGTGCCCGGCAATCGCCTCGACGTGGGCGCTCGACAGTGAAGGAATTGTCGAAGACGATGAGGAGCCGGCGCACCCGTGGTGTACGCGGCCTTCAATCCCATCATGAGGTGGAGCATCGGGTACACAGACTTATTCAAATGGCACTCTTGGTATGCATGGCACCCGGTTACTATTGCAGCAACTGATGAGTGGGTTTGGCTTGAACGCATTCAGCGACGCATGTTCGCCACTTATGGCGGCGGAGGATGGAAATACCGTGAAGACGATAGTTCATATCGAACTGAGTGACGAAGAACGAAATGACTTAGCACGACGTCTCGAGCGCCGGGATACCAAGCGCTTAGTGACTCGGCGCGACGTGCAGTGGATGGTAAGCGAGTACATCAATCAGGAGATAGAAGATGGGCGCAAAGAAAATTTCGGAGAAGAGACTGGATTCCCCGGGGATACCGAAGCGAATACACCGGTGGAAGAACACAGCCTTGGAGCTGACCCAAGAGGAGAGGCGCTTACTGAACACGCTGACGAAGCACGAGCAAGTGTTGAAAGCAGTCCGATGCCAAGCTGGTCCGAGCTCAACGATGCCTGTAAGAAAGTACTAGCGCACATCGACGAGAACAAACCAACAGACACAGTAAACGTAGGCTGGTGCATATCCGTACTGGCTGCAACAGGAGCAATTTAAAGCCACGATCAAACAAGACTAGATAAACCCGGCGCTGCCGCTGGTCTCGGCTCATTGGAAATGGCGTCCACGGATGACGGTAACCGTGTTGAGGTATAAAAAGTGACACGCTACAGAA